TTAATAAACCCAACTTTTGTATAAATTGTTCTTTTGTCATTTTAACCCTCCTTTCTTTTGGGAATAAAAAGAAAAATATTGTGAAAATAGTTTTAATCAAAAAAAGTTAAAACCCTCTTTCATTTCTGAACTTCTATCGAGCTCGTGCCGAGCCGATATACTTATCATTCAGCTACATATAGAATTATTTTCCTAAAGTATATTAAAAATATCTAAAACAAATGATATTAACATGACCGAAGATACACAAAAAAGGCTAATCCGAGACACACTGCTCAGACTAGCCTTTTCAGAAATCTTCTTTTCGGAAACCTGCTCAACCGGGGAAGCTGACCCGACCATCTAGAACCGTCCACCAAATTGGGACTCTCATCTGTTAGCCACAGGAAATACAACTTCGCAAAGGTATAATTGCCCTATCATTATACTAACCGCCCTTTACGGACAGTAGGGGACTTGAACCCCTATCTCCTCCGGTCTGTTATATTATTTCCTAGAGTAATAACTCTCGCTATTTTTGCTGTGACGGAAAATAGCTAAAACCGCCCCGTATGCATACTACGCTTCCTTTGCCCAACCACGCTGCGTTGTCTAGCGATATAACCAATCTTCATGCGACCTTTTAGAGAAAGTTTTTTAGTTCTTAACCGTGAACTAAGGTCCAGATCTACAAGGCTCTGCAATCTCCTTAAACGGAGGGCTTTTAGTCCCGCCCTAAAGGACGCCGGTTTGTTTGTTATAGTAACTCCGGTATCAAACTACTGTGGTTTTTGTTAACGCACTAACGACCAACTGTGCGGTTGTTGTTACTTTTTTATAGTAGTTAGAACAGGTTTTCTCCGCAGTATCTACTAAAATGACGCCAACGGGATTTGAACCCGTGATACCGCCGTGAAAGGGCGATGTCTTCACCACTTGACCATGGCGCCGTGTCGGTGAGGTAGGAATCGAACCTACAGTGTTTCTAGCGTAGCAAGATTTACAATCCGCCCCTCTCTCCAATAGAGGTAACTCACCGAAAACTTAATAACTTCCGCCGTTTCTGTGCTCCCCGATTTTTTTATAGCACGAATTCTACTTTTCCGGATTTGAGACGGGTAAAGTTTGATTATTCGTCTTCCCTCGACAAACCATCTTTCTCTGGCAGGCTTCTTCACGGCATTGACCGGTTACCGCAAGCTGATATTGTTATTAAGTTATCTCTTATCTTTATATATATTATATCAAAAATATTATTAAAAATCAAATATTTTTGATAAGCGTTTCGAGTAGGATTCGAACCTACGACACCTTGTTCCGTAGACAAGTGCTCTGTCCACTGAGCTACCGAAACGAAATGACCGAGCAACGACAAACGGTCACGAGCTTTCTCAGACGCAATCCTGATACTCACTATTTCCAACGGGCGGGATTATTTGCGGTATCCCCAACTTGAAGTCATTTTCGCTGTCATCACAGACGCATCTTCCCGAGGCTTCTTTGGGCAAAGGGCGTTCCTCAGTCGCCAAAACACATCTGAATGCCTTGTGTGCTATCCACCGGACAACTTTAGCGTGGTATCCGTCCCACGGCAGCGAATGAAGGGAATCGAACCCTCATTTTCAGTTTGGAAGACTGAAGTTCTAGCCATTGAACCACATTCGCAAGATGACTCGAGTAGGAATTGAACCTACGGCACATCGCTTAGAAGGCGATTGCTCTATCCGCTGAGCTACCGAGCCAAAAGAGGCGTCTGTCAGAATCGAACTGACGAACAGGGTTTTGCAGACCCCTACCTTAACCACTTGGTTAAGACGCCTGAGTAGCACCGGCAGGATTCGAACCTGCAACCTCTTGGTTATGAGCCAAGCTAGCTGCCAATTGCATCACGGTGCGTTAATATCGCAGAGGAAGTAGTTTCAACCTTCCGCATCGGACGAAGATGTCAAACAACTTTTTTAAAGAGGTTAGTCCCTCTAGTGTTCTTCGTGAACCCCGCTATATTTTCTTCTCGACTTTTAATACTTGTCTATCTGCGATGATGGACTTGAGGGGAGTCGAACCCCTGTCCAAAACTCGTTCTTGTATCGTTATTATCTACCACCATAATAGTTAAAGAAAGAATTATTATTATGAGTAATGAACTTGGTTAGTCTTTTGAACCTTATAGAGTACAAACCAAAAATCTATCTATAAGATAGGCATTTTTGTATCCTCGCTAAACTATACTAGGCAGCGATTGCCTGTGGATAAGAAGTAAACTTTGCGTTTATTTTATGAAGTGTTTCGGATAACGAATTATCCTAGTGGAATAACTTTACCTTACTAAAGCCCTGTCGATACCAGTGCAAGCCCATATGCGACTTATGTTATCGGGTAGTCGCCAAACACGGTTGTTTTACCGAGGTTTTCTCCTCTCATTGTCACGACTTCTTCTGTGCTCTGCCTTCCTTCTCAGCTTCCGCAACCTCCGCTAATCTATTATCCTGCTTACGCTGAACGCTCTTCCACTTATCATACTCTGTCTTGTTACCGGAATTAGCGTTCTTATTTGCTCTCTTGTTCTTCTCCTGAATAATCTCACGCTTTGAAGCATTAGAACCAAGAGTCTCTTCAACTGACTTATACTCATAAGTCTTGCCAGCCTCTCTTCTCTTTGCAAACTTTGCAAGTAACTTAGCCTCTCTAGCTTTCTTTGCAGCCTTATGACCACCCTTAGATACGCTATGTGTTTTTCCCATTCTCTTTGCTTTACTCATGTTTCACCATTCCTTTCATATTTTGTATTTCTTAACCTTACATATATATTATAACAAAAATTTTATAAGATTTCAAATCCTCTTTTTATCAAAATCAGAAATGAAATCATTTCTTAACCTTATGTATATATTATATCAAAATTTTTATAAAAAATCAATTTGTTTCTTAATATTGATAATTAACTGTTCTTGCTTCCTTATTGATAAAATTCTTAAACTTTCTCATATCTGCTTGACTTTTCCACTGAAATCCAACAAAAGAAAAATCTTCTGAATATGTAACAATAGCGTGATACTTCTCCACCATCATCTTCACATATTCTGCGGGAGACATCTTCAAAATTCTTACCGGATGTAACCAATTTGCACTGCCTTTCGTGAAATCATCAACACATTGACAATGCCACATACCACTTGCACTCTGCCATTCAGTTGCTTTCCAAACCATATGCCTCCCGCTCCTTTCTTATATTCCTAATTCTTCAATCATTTTCCTCAAATTTTCTTTTTCCTCTTCTGTTATCTGCAAATCGTCAACAGAAGGAGTATCAGAGAAATTTAAAACTCCGCCTTCGTCTGCGGCAGGCGATCCACCTCTCTCAAGGTCTTTCGCAGCCGTCAAAGCTATCTTAATCTCTACTGGTTCGCCATTCTCTATACAAGAAACACGAAGGGTTTTATTATCACTTGCAATAAAAGCCTTATCGCCGAACATAGTAGTTAAAATCTTCATTATATTACTTTTAGACTCTTGTCCTTTTGCCATAACCAATTTTACTCCTTTCTTAACTTTCTATATATATTATACTAAAAATTTTTATAAAAATCAATGATTTTATCTTTATAGAAGTATTGCGGAAGTATTATTGAAGAGTCTTGGAGAATTTGGATTATTCTTATAATGCTTCTCATACTTTGATTTAAATTTAAGTATTCTAATCGGCTATGCTCATTATAATACCCAATAGAGAGGTTTGCTGCTGCCATATCCCACTGCTCTGCTATATGTACTATATCTGAAAAAGTACCTTTTTCAATGTTATAACCATAATGAGAAAGCCAATTTAAAAAATCTTCATTTTCACAGTTATATCCGCATAAGTCTTTTTTACCCTGTCTATCAAGCTCAAGAATAAAGCGGTATGGCTCTGGAGCAAAACTATATTCTTCAATAAAATCGAGTGCGCCGAGGCCGCCTATCTCCTCTTCATCGGTAAAAAGAACAGAAGGCTTATAACCATGTTCAATTAAAAACTGAATTGCGGCGGTTCCCGCACGATCATCCGCACCTAATCCTTCCGGACTCCACATAATCCCCTCTATCTCGTCATAATAGATATGCTTTTTCCAAAAAAGGTCGTCTTTAAGAGGAGGAATAGTTTTATCGTCTTTTGATGCATAGTTACACGCAAGATATTTACTATCAAAGACAGTATCTATATGGGCAATTAAAAGGACGGGGAATTCATCATTATTCCCCTGTCCAAAAATCCATTTGTCGCCTTCTGTTACCGTATAATCGGGATCATCTTTCAAATAATTTGATAGATACTTCTTTAACCGCGGGGTCTCCATATGACAATGCATTTTAATAATTTCTTTATACTCGTTTTTCCATTTTTGAAATATATCGTCTGTCATATGTATTCTCCTTTTTACCAATCATCTAACATATCAGAAATATCGCTGAAGTCATCATCTTCTTCATCGTCGTCCTCATCATCTTCATCGAAACCTAAGTCCTCAAAGTCGTAGATGTCTTCATCATCATATTCATCGTACTCATCATCTTCGTCATCATACTCGTCGTCTTCTTCTTCATCTTCGTCATAAAGATCATCGAGCAATTCATCGTCAAAGTAATCGTCATCTTCGTACATTCTTATTCTCCTTTCTCTTCATCGTCATCTACTTCTTCTAATGTATAGAAGTATTCTGCATCTGGGTCTTGTCCGACTTCGCTTTCATCAACTTCTTCTATTATAACAAAATAAGTATCCTCATCTTCATCATAATAGATTTCATTATCTTCTCTCTCGAACTCATAGTCTTCAATTCTCTCTTCAGCCTCTTCTTCTGTTATGTTAAGTTTCTCCATAAGTTCTTTCTTCAAAGGCTCTCTCTTCTCAGGAGGAATAGCGTACCAACCGTCATTCTTTTCTACATCAAAGATTAAACCAAATTCATCAGAATTCAAAGTTTTAGCTACGGATAATGCACCCTTACAGATACTACACTTTCCATAAAGACAATCTAATCCACATTTTACACGCCTTGCCGCAAAACCAGGGATGATACACGCATTGTTAAAATCGCCTTCCCCAACCTTACCATCTTCTGTTTCAACAATGTCAAATAGAATATCAAAATCATTCTCCCATAATCTATCCTTATATGCTTTAAACTGAACAGAAGTATCTCCCCATAATTCAAAGATATCAACAAAAGGCTCATATACATATGTATCTTCTGGTCGAATGAAGAATTTTTGATATAATGGAGTATTGTCTTTTGCTCCTTTTGGACACTGAACAACATTAGGAATAACTCTAATGTTGACAAATGGATCCAAGGCGTCCGCAATCTTTTTGACCTTATCGAGCATAAAACCGAGGTCTTCCGCAACATAGACATCACTAGCACCCATCTTAACAAAAGACGCAAATTGACTTAAAGTAACCGCATAATTAGTAAAGAAATAGTCAACTTCAAACTCTTTCATTATCTCTATCATTCTTTTTGCACCTTTGCGGTATCTGTTAAAGCAAAAAGCAAAACTAAAATCTTCTTCATTTAATTTACAAAGAACCGCTTCAAGATTACTTGTCCAGTATTCAGAATCTAATATCTCTTCTAAGTTGTCCATTCTGAAAAGCAATCTCTTGTCTTTGTCAAAATCTGTATAATGATTTACATTGAAATCAATACCGCCCGGTTCCATTGGGAAACGAATAATAAATTCATCTACCTCTTGTTTCCATCTAAAATCGGGGGTATAGTAGACACAATATCTCATTAAGAAACTCCTTTCATATTATTTTATACTTTAATTATAACAAAAAATAATAAAAAAGTCAAATGGACTCCCGCCCATCTGACTTTCTTCTCTATTGAATACCTTTTACTATAAAGTTTTCATCAATTTCTTGTATTTTATAGCCATTATTAAGTCGTCTAGTAAAGTCTTCTTCTAAAGTAGAATCCTCAGGTATATAATAAACTTCTCCCTTTAAAGATTTATTATTTATTAGAACCATTTTTCCTTCTTGTACCCACTTATCTACACAATGTCTGCAAGCCAAAAGCCCATCACAACCATAAAGAGTGCTAAGTTTCCATCTTACTCCATAAGGGAATTCATATGTAGAAGATTCAATAGTCTTCTTTAACTCCTCATATATATTATCTTCATTTTTCTCTTTTACTACTCTCAAGTCTATGATAGTTATTCTTGGATATGGGTCACAATTAGAAGATGCCATATCAGTTAAGTCAATAATAGGCTCTCTACCTATTCTACATTGAACAGGAGAAGGGAACTTAAGAATCGTGTGATTATAAGGTCTATATTCAAAACATTTCTTACAATAAGCAACTTCTTCTATATGTCCGTCTGGATACTTAACCTTTATTGGTATAGTTTCATTATGTCGTCCAAGTCTGCGCTTACAGTTAGGGCAATGCTCAGATTTCTCTTTACATTCTTCACAGAGAGGAGTTTCAGCACTTATAAATCTATCATTGTGTGATTCGCCTTCTCTATAACTACGGGTAATATCATAGTCGTCCTTCATTTTTAAGAGCTGGTTCCCGCAACTGATACAATTACATTTGCCTGATACAGAAATGAACTTTGTATGAGGGACACTATTTCTTACACACCAAAAGTTATGAAAATCTCTGCTATCATTAAGCATATCATTATACATAACACCGGTCTCAAAGATGATATTCTTCTTTCCCTGCAAATTATAATAAGTATCATTTCTAAGATAATCTCTGGCTCTGTCAAGACCATAACCTGTTGTTATCCACTTCATATCGTCGTAGAGTTCTGGACCAAACGAGTATGTCCAACCGAAATTCTCTTTCACAAAAGAAGTCAATATTTTAAGAATTTCTAAAGACAATATCTTACTTTCATATGGATATGCTTTTCCAACAAGGATAATATCTTTTGTTACATAACAAAGGCATCTCCAACTCTTACTATTCCAAACAAGGTCGTCAATTTCTCCGTCTTCATTATCACTGTAAAAGTTAAAATCATTCTTTGTCTTTATATAACAACAGATAACATTATTAGAGTTCATCATCTCGATAGTACCAAGTTTATAGCAGCCTCCGTCTATCCAGTTCATACAAGACTCCCAACCTTCCGCATTATCACTCATCGTAAGAAAATCGAATGGGTGGATAGAAAACTGTAAGTCTGTTTCGATATTCTTTCCGGTAAATACGGTAGAATGACGCTGTCTAAACTCTTCCAAATGTTTTGTAATTTCACATTTTTCAAAGAGCGGGATGTCGCCAAGGTATTCAAATAGCCTTGTTACGCCCTTCATCCATTTACAACCTTTTTGAATTTGTAGCATCTTCTTTTTACAAGATAGTCTCATTTTTATAGTGATTGGAAATTCTCCAGACCTTACTACATCATTATAGAAGATTTGGTCTCCCGCATATCCGCGGTATTGCTCTTTATTAAGAAGCTGACTATGCAAAACTTTAAGGTCGTCTAAAGTCAATCCCGCCTTATTAAGTATTTCCTGTTTTCTCTTTGTATGCTCTTTTGTTGTTTCTTCTGTTTCAAAAATATCTATATATAACATCTTTAATTTATCTAAAGCAACATACCATTCTGACATAATTGGGACACTGTCCAATAACTCTGCAACTTGACGGCGTAATGTTTCGTCATCTTTCTCAATGCAGATAGGCACAGAAGTAATGATATTATTCCCAAGAGCCTTATACATTTTTCTCTTGGCGTAGCTCCAAGGCTCGAGCCATTTGTCGATACCTACAAATTCTTCGTCTTTAATATCACCATATACAGAAAGATAATAAGTCATTTTTCTTTTGTCATCTTCTGAAATTTTATTTAACAAATTATCCATAATTAGTCCTCTCCATATAATCTATAATAATAATTAACTTCATTACTCAGCTTTCGATAATCATCATCAGTGAAGTCTGACCTTTTAAGACCATAAGCCTGAATAATTTTTGTAAGCAGTTCTGAACCGTCTGCGTAAGGATTCCTCTGAATCTCTGTTCTAAAAGTCCTAACGACTTTAATAAGATTTTCATTAGACTGCATAACATATAGAGAAAAACCATTTAATTCGTGTTGAAATAAATCCATAAAAAATCACCTCTTATTTATTTTCTATATATATTATAATATATTTTTTATAAAAAATCAATAAAAAAGAGAAATGCGGGAATCACTCCCCGCATTTCTTGATGTTGCACCTTGATAAGATTGTACTCTTAATTCCTTTTCTTTCAGAATGTTCTTTAATCGTACCTCTCAAGATAATTTTATCTCCAATATTACACTTAATTTCGGCAGCGGTAAACCACAACAGATTATGACCTTCCGCATCTTTAAACTTGACCATTCTTGAACCATAGTCGTTGCGGTAGAGAATAATATCTTCTAACACTGCTTTAAACTCTCTACGCTCTCCAATAGTACCAACCCAATCAGTAGGGTGTTGAGTTTGATTATATACTTTCACGGCATTTTCAACAATCTTCTCTACTGTCATATCGTTACCTTGTAGAGAGTCCTCTAAATCAAAAGTAAGAATACCATTTTCTATTGTTGTTTTAACCGGTTGCTCTTGGTCTAATTGAATAATCTTATGCCACTTAAGCGTCTTGTTATATTTATAACCGTCTGCCGCAAGTTCCTTTCGCCTCTCGTATGAGTCCTCTTTTATGTAAACAGATACCATAAATCTCATAAAATGTCACCCCCAATTAACAAAAGTCAAGTGTCTCTTCCGCATAATCACGGATAACTCTCTTCTCTCCGTTAATGTAGACAGTATCTCCAACATCTCCAATGAATGAGTCTGTTGTTAAGTCTGGAGTTTTTCCGTTACCACCCTCAAAGAAATAATACCATACATGAATAATATTCATCATAAAATCACAACCTTTCTTTAACTTTCTATATATATTATAATATAATTTTTTAAAAAAATAAAGGGGAGGGTTAAACCCTCCCTCTTTTGCTCTATTTTCCCAATAAATACATTCCAAGCAAGCAAACAACAACACCAACAAAATCTGCTCTTAGACAAGCACGCAGCGAAGCCTTATCCGCGGGTGTCAGTGATATATTACTTTTTACTTCATCAGCAGTGTACTTTGTGTCTATAAAGAAAGTCGCCAAAAAGTAGCACCACAGACAAAACATACAAACATACTTAATTATATCCATAGTTGACATTATATAGTTACCTCCTTCTCATTTATAACTTCATAAATATATTCATTATGATATTGACCTTTTTCATCTTTTGTGACATCATGTAAACAAACTCTTCTTCCGCCAATCCTATCACAGAAGATGTCATAGTATTTCTGAACCGGGTTCCCGCTGATACATCTCCACTCAATTCGATGGTGTTTCTGAATTAACTCAGTCATAAGATTTTTAATATCAATTCCAATCACGATATTCTTTTTATCAAAAGAATAAAGTCCAAAGTTATAACAATCTCTGGTTGTTGGATTTACTCTATATGCAACATATCCAATAACTTTTTTGTTATTGTTTTCATCTATATCGCAAATAGCATACTGTCTTTGGTGGTCAGCAAGTTGAATAACTGGAAGCTCGTGACATCCACCATATCCCGCATAGAAGAAAAAGTCATCTGTATAAATCTCTTTCTTAAAAAGTTCCTCTAGTTCCTCTTTGTGCCATATAGCTGGTTCTAACATTACAAACCTCCTTAACCCAAATCAAAAATAACTACTGGCTCCATATCCTTCTTATCACTATCAAATTCAAAATAATTCATATCCATTTCATCAGCCATATTTCTGATAATAAAGGCGTCATACTCTTCACTCCACAAATCAGTATAAGCATAGTAAGCATACTTTTTTGCTTCGTCTGGATTTGCACTTACCAATGCGGCGTATGCAGTTGGAGTAAGATGCTCACTAAAGCACCACTGAGGAGCAAGGTCTTCCTTACTTGCTTCATAATCCATGATTTCATCTAACAAGAAGTATCCTGCTTTCATAAACTCTGAAGAAACTGGAATATCCTTAATTGGAAGCCATCTCATCTCTTTAGAAATTTCCATCTTGCCGGTATAACCATTCTCATATTCAAAGTCTTTTCTCAACTCATCAGAGATATTCTCTTCCTGAATTCTCCAAAAGTCCTCATACAAATGAGAAGCAAAACTTCTTGACCTTGATGAGATCGGCTTTAACTTGCCTTCCGCAGTGTAAGGTCCATATGGATAAATCTTATCGCCCTTCTTGTAACCAAGATAATACAAAAAATACTGTGACATAACAACCACCCTTTCTTTTTTCTTTCTTTTTTTTATTTTCTATAATAATTATAATATAATTTTTTATAAAAATCAAGTGCAGGGTGGACAGTCTGTCTTTCCCTGCACTCCGCTAGGTTAAACCGTTTGTACTAGCACCCCTTCGTCGGGGACAAGTCGTTTTCTCTTGTTTTTACTTCTCTCAACGGGGGAAGGTATTTTTGGAAAAAATACAAAAACATTTGCTATTAAGACGAATACGCATGAAGCGTACACAGGCATATTAGGATTTGAACCTAAACCCCGGGAGTCAAAGTCCCGTGTGCTAACCATTACACTATACACCTAAACGACTACTCATCATAATGAACTTCATTTTTATGGGACAGAAAAAGAAAAAATACAAAGCATTTCTTTCTTTTAGGTTCACTAGAGTAGTTAGAAAAAAGAAAAATAGTCCGCGATCACTTACCGAGTCACTCCACTAGGGAGAGTAGCGTCCCACTATATTTTATAGTATTGGGAGACTAGAGAATGCTGAGGGTTTGAACCTCAAGGAAGGAACTAGTCGTCAAGGAATCTGGCTATTAACCGTCAAGGAAATCGGACTTTATACTGCTTCCCGCACCATCTGCGCACCCTCCTTCAATTGTTGAAGGAAAATATTATAATTGAAAGTATTCTCAACTTTCTATATATATTATATCAAAAATTTTATTAAAAGTCAAATTACCAATTTTGCTTGTAATAAAGAGATGTTTTCTTGCACTTTGGACATACACAACTGTTAATAAGCTGTAAAGTCTTGCACATTCTGCTTTTTGAATCAAGGTATCCGCAATCCTCACAGAAGATATTGTACTTATATTTCTCTTTTGGTATAATACCAATAGTGTTTTGTGTAGGAGTGTCTGCGGTAGTGCCAATTCTTGCACACATAGCCTTGAAGCAAGCGTCATGTCTATGAACCTTCTTTGTTTCAATAGTAACAAGAGCATGAGCACACTCGTGATAAACAATATCTCTGATAAAATCAATATTATCATTCTCTAAAACAATAGTAGAAATACCAATTGTTCTTGGAGTAAAATTTTCATAGCCAGAATATGCACAAAAGCCAAGTGTCTTTTTATTGCGATTATTAGAAACAACTTCAATGTTATAATCTGCAAAATTATATCCTGCCTTTTCAAAGGCTTCAATACACATCTTTTTAACAGTAGAAATAGTAATACCCATTAAAAACACCTCTTTCTTTAACTTTCTATATATATTATAATATATTTTTTATAAAAATACAAATAATACGGAAGCCTCGATCACCGTTCTTCAATCGGGGCTCCCGCACATATTAGATTTTATCTTTTGGTGCAGAGGTAAGATAAATATAAAAACCTTGTCTATTATTGATAAGCTCATTATTACTGTCTGAAATTGTTGAAACTTCAACCTTGTAATCAACAAGGTCAACCTCTTCTATATCTTTTGGCACTCTAGTAATAAGACAATGATTCGCCAACCAAATAGGGGTATCAGAAAGAAAGCCCTCATAAATAGGCTCAATCATGTCGTCTTGGATACCATCAGATAAAGTAATAACGACTGGAACTGAACTGCCAAAACTAAACAAATTAAAAAATTCACCCATTGTAATATTGTCTTTATTCATTTTATCGATTTCCGCATATCTAAAGCTCATATTTTCTACCTCCTTTTAGCATAATAATCAAAGCCTCTTGTTACTACAGTTTTCTTCCCACATTTAGGACAGTAGTAGTGAACATAATCTCTATCCTTCTCTTTCTTATTCTCCTGTTCATCGACAAGCCAATCGTGAAGATTGAACTTATCACAAATTGTCTGTGGTATTTTCATAACCTTACTCCTTTCCTATTTTCTCTTCATTTATTGTAAAAATTCCAAGCATATTGAGAAATACTTTTGCCCAAATACTAAAAGGCAAAAGTGGTTACATATATCTCTATTGCTGAGAAGCTATCCTCTCCGCCCAAATTGACATAAATATTGTCAATAAAGACTTCCCGCTCTTGTCTATCTTGCTTTAAATCAGTAGGTAAAAATGATTGCATATATGTACAATTCTGATTATCCCTAATGAAGTGAAGCATCTTTAAGTAGCCAACTGGGTCTTGGATGTCGAACATAGTCAAGAACTTATATTCTTTAGGCTCTACACCCCCGCCTTCTCTCTCCATAATTCTTACTTTAAAATCTGATTTCTGTACCATATAATTACTCCTTTCTATTCACTGTATCCGCCATAATCAAAGATGACAGGCTTATTATCTGAAACTCTAAAGCCGTAGTTTCCGTCATGAAGGTCACTAACCCCGCAAGTGTCAAGGAAGTTATCAAACTGCATAACGAAATCAATACCAAAAAACTCAATCATAGCTTTAACAAAAGTAGGATTAAGTGAGTTCCAATGGTCGAACTTAGAATATTTCTCTTCAGTATCTTTTGAAATATTGATAGGTGACTTAACTTTAGTGAAATTACCGTCGTATAAGTTACAGAGAGGAACTACTTTCTCCTGAATATAAAAACACTGCATTGTGTTAGTAGTCTTAACTACTCCTAACTCTGAAAAAGCATCTTCAACTTCCCAATCTTCTGCTTCTTCATAAATTTTATCCTCTTCTTCACAATAATTACGATGAAAAGGATGATAGTCATCATCATAATCCTCTTCATAATAATCTACATCATTCTCATCACCACAAAAATTAAAAGGAATTTTAATAACATAGTCAGAATCTGCAGGAACGATCACGAACTTAGAAGCACCCTGTGAGAATGTTGCCTCGATACCTTCCGCGTAAAGTACATCTCTAACTTCATCTTCAAAGTCATAGAAATCCTCATTACAGAAAACTTCAGGTACACGAATGTCCTTTCTATCAATAATGTCTAAAATTCTTTTAACGATTTCATCTTCAATAACCATAAAAACACCTCTTTCTTAACTTTTCTATATATATTATATTATAATTTTTATAAAAAATCAATCCCGCATCAAAAAACTCGCCATTTTTTATAAGTTTCAAAAAAATTACGGTTTTACAGAAAATTACACGGAATTACATAATAACATTATTCTCTAATCCTGTAAAAATCAATATAAACCGTAATTGACTTCTTATAAAATTTGTGTTATAATATATATAGAAAATAAAAATAGGGGGTAAATATGACAATAGAAGAAGTAAGTAAAGAATTCCATTATTCAATATCATCTTTAACCTCTAATTTTAAAAGATGTTCGGATAAAATCTACGAAAAAACAGGAGTCCGAATAGTTAAAGACGGAAGGGGTAAAAACGCCACTTACCGCATTTTAGTATTAGATGATAATAGAGCGGAAACCTTTACAAAAGAAGAAGAAATACAAACCGGACTTATTAAGGAGGATTTAAAACTAGTATCTATGACTTTTGTTACTTTTATGGGTATAATAACAACTCCAATGCTCGCTTTCCGCGGATCTTATGTAGATTTTTTAAAGTATATCGAACTCCCTCCCGCAGAAGAAAATATAGAACAATTAAAAAAGTCTATTAAAGAATTGGAACAGAAAAAGATGATTTATTCTATTGTTGATAATTCAACAGAAGAAGAAATAATAACTCTTTCTGTTGTTAGAAAAGCGGAACTCGATATGAAAATTGGTATATCCACGGTTAAAACTTGTAAACAACTCGCAAAAGATAATAATAAAAGAGACTGGATTCCGCTTCTTAAACTTTGGTTGGGTACAGAATTATTATCAAAAGAGGGAGTATTTACAAGAAATGAGTTAAAAGAACTTACGGGGCTTAATGATTATCAGATACAAACTTGCGGGAAGATATTGAGACAAAACAATATATATCGCTCTTCCCGCGCTTATGTCGGTTTAAATCGCTGTATCGGAACAACCGCAACGATGAATGTTGAGCAAATGTTCGATGCTTAAAAAAAGATTTTTTCAATATTTCGCAAATCCTCTTAAATAAATGATTTCATCCAAAGTTTGTCGGAAAATGGACGAAGTGGATGACATAATAATAATATATATAGCATCCAAAACTTCCACTTTCCGACAAAAAATAATGGGGGTATTGATTTTTAGAGGGGCATGTTTTTTAATCGGGGGTATTGATTTTTTGTACGGGGTATTGTTTTTTAGAGGAACTAATAATTGGGTTGTTTCCCGTAGGGAAACAAACCAACATAGAGTTTGAAAGGTTTCCCGCAGGGAAACAACTTTCAAACGACCTATAAGTTTTAAGGAGGAATTTTATGGAGAATATAATAATATATAGTTTTATAATTGGAGTAATAGTTGGAATAATTTTTTATTTTTTGAAGAAAAAGTTTACTAAAGTAGAAATTATTAAGACATATGACAGTCCGCAAGGTTTAATGATAAAAGAAAGATATGGCGGTGAAGGGTTAATTCCGGTAAGGCATTGTCTATATTTTGTAGTTGAGAATAATGAAACTATACCAGTTCCCGCAAATTTTAGGGATAATGGGTTCCCGCATCATATAAATGTGAAAGTTGAATCTTTCTTTTGTTGGAAGAAACAGTATTATGAATATTGTTGGGAAAGGATAGAGGATAATGAGAATAATATTTAGTGCTGTATTGATGTTATTGATTATATTAACTGTTGGTGTTTATCTTTGGTTTTATGATAATGATGATGATGATTGGGGGAATTTTGTATGACCTATGAAGATTATAAGATTATTTATATATTGTTTTTAGGGAAGGGAAAGGGTAAGAATCTTACTTTTTATCAATGGAGAGAAGTGTTGAATGATTTTTTAAGGTATAGGTGGAGATATAGGGAGATGTATGGTGAATTAGTTAAGCTTGAACCGAGAGGAAATGGGAAGAGTTTGTTTGGGTTTATAAAAATGGTGGATTATCTGTTAGGAAGTATGATTTATAACGATGTTGCTGATTGTATTGAAGACTGGTTGAAAGAAGAGTGGTTAGAAAGTCTTCAGCTCCCTAGGAAAAATATAGGTAATATGGGGAAGAGGTTGAATAAATGAGATTGGGGTAAGTGGATTGAATGGGAGATAAATAGGATATATGTTTTTATTTAAAATGGAGGTAATGAAAGAGGGATTGATGTTTTAATTTAAATTATCTTTCTTTTGTTTAATATAATAATAGATAAGATTATCTTTCTTTTGTTAAAATTTTGATTAAATAGATAAAATTTTAGCTGAATGGGTGAGTTGTGGTGCGATCGCACTCGATTCAAGATTTTAAAACTACGGTATTTCATTTATCAAGCAACCGATCAGTCCTATCCTCTCGATAGAAGGCCGCTGCCTCGAGTATATAAAAATATATGGGTGAGAGCCATGCCGGTTAAAAATTACGATTGAAGTCTATTTATATTAAAATTTAAAACGGAGATATACGAATTTATCCAAAATTACTCGCATATGATAAGAAGTCAAGAAGTTAATAAAAATGGCCTCTGGGTTTAAATTCTAAGGCTCTTGTTATCTTTACTTTATTTTTCAATGTCAAGCATATGAGCTTGACTTTTTCTTTATGCGGCACGCAAATGCATACTCTCTTTTATTATAACATATTTTTTTATAAAATCAAGTGGACGGCAAAGTCCCTAACCTTTTATTATAACATAATTTTATAAAAAAGTCAAGTGTACATAAAAAAGGGTTTTTTTAATATTATAACATAAATTTTTTAAAAAGTCAAGAGCCCGCTGCCTCCAAGCCGGCTATAACAAAAATCTAGTGTGAGAGGCCAGATCAAGATCAAGTTACGATAGTTGTCACAGGCAGCGGCATACGGTGTGACTGAAAGGAGAAAAAAGCTTGCATATGTGATCAATTTCGGGACATATGCGAAAAGGCTCGAAGCCGCTAGAAGTATCTAAAAAATTGCATATGGTATCTCGAACATGGGTTCGGCTGACGACAAGCGTCGCCGAGCCGACCAAATGTTCGGTTATGTTTCGGGATTCGGTAAAATGCACAAAAAAAGCACTTTTCTTTGTGAAAAATGCTGAGTTGACATTATATTAAATTTGCGGCAGGCTACGCCAAAAAGCGTGCCGCCAAGAACACCTGTTCGATGTCCCTGACGGCTTATTTATTAGGAGGTATAAAGTTTTGAAAAAGTCAAACACACCGCGAGGTATTCGTCAAAATTCTCTGCCACTTCCTCGCGTTTCTTGTCCGTGCGGTCGTAGTTGGCTTCTTTTTGCCACTGCTTCTCTTTCGACACACTCTGACAAGCCATAATTTTATCAAATACCTCTAACTGCTTAACTCTGTCCGCAGTGCTTAAAGATTGTATAAATGGAACATTCAACATAATATCAACCCCTTTTCTTAACTTTCTAAACTAATTATAACACGCTTTCCGCATTTTGTCAAGCCTTTTTTCAAAAAAGTTGGTAAAAATACCAACTTTTTATGAATTTTTAGGCTTTCTCTGCTGAATAAGGTCGATTTTAAACGAAATATCGTTAATTTTAACAGAAATCAGCTTATTTTCTTTCAAAACCTCGAAATTATAGCCATTTTCCGCCAAAAACTGTGATAAATCATTGAAAAGTGTCTGCTTTTCTTCTGAAATCTTAACAGTTCTTTTAACAGATTTACGCTTTTTTGCGCCTGTTTGATGGTCTACCTTATAGCCTTTTGTTTCCTCAATAAATTCTTGTTGCTCGTCATTTGTGAGATAGTCATTATCACAAAGCCATAAGTCAATGGTGTCAAGCATTGTCTGATTAAGTGCTTTCATCTGCTTTTCAATCTCTGCTTTTGGTACATTCACAACAGAACCATTTGACAAGATAGCCTTAATGAAATTACCCTTAACCTCAAAATCGTCTAAAAATAATTCTTCCATACGCTTTTACCTCTCTTTCCTTTACTGTACTTATATTATATCACAACATTTGTTATAAGTCAAGCGGTTTTTTGTATTTCTTTTGTGTTATGGTTGTAACCTTGCGATGCGGGCACCCTTCTTGAATTATCGCTCACCGCTTAACTCATAACAGATATTATGATATTTATTATTTATTTTGTAAATTTATTATAACAAAAAATTTTAAAAAAATCAATAGTAAAAATAACCAAAAATTTTGGGAAAATTTTGTATAAAATTTTTTTGAAAAAACTATTGACAAAAAATGCGGAAGGTGCTATAATAGAAAATTTGGCTCGCAGCGACCCATCGCGAGCCACTCATTATATCATACTTTTGTGGGTTTGTCAAGTCTTTTTTGCAAAAAAAAGAAGACTTTTTCAAGCCTTCTTTTTGACAGTAAAGGAACAGATGTTTGTATCCGAATGGGGCATCGGGGATTTGAACCCCGGACAACTCGATTAAAAGTCGAGTGCTCTACCAACTGAGCTAATACCCCTTAGCCCCTCAAAAGAGGGGCATTAACTAGGCTACAGAGTAGTAAGACTTACCCTTAATCTTCTCTGACTTGAAACGGTCGTCACGAGAGAGAACAGAGGTCATCTTCTGATTGGTGTACTCAAAACCACCCTCCGCAAGAATCTCTGAAACAGTCTTGCTATCTGAACCGAGGAACTCAAGAACCTTATCAGCGAGAGCCTTGTTCTCCGCCTTACGAGCGAGAGCCTTCTTGCTATCTCCGTTGTTCTTCTTGTCGATAGAAGCCTTAATGTTGGTCAACTTCTCGATGACCTCCGCGTTATCAAAACCACCACTAACGAGAGAGTCAATTGCGATTGCGAGTGCCTGTGAATTTGTCATCTTTGTAGTATTAGTCATACTTACCACCAAACCTTTCTTTTGTTGCTTTAATTGATTACATACTTATTATAACATTATTTAATTGTTTTGTCAAGGCTTTTTTTATTTTTTTTCTTTCCTACTGTTTGAGGACTTTTTGTTAAGCCTTTATTGTATATTTATTATAACATACAATTTTTATTTTGTCAATAGCAAATTTGAAATTTTGTTAGTCAATCCCATTTGTTATCCCATCTCTCATTTGCTATAATAATTATATCAAAAATTTTTATGTTTGTCAAGACTTTTTTTCTCTTTTAAATCCAATAGCCAAAACTAAACCTAAGACTTGTGATGGTTTTAATTGAGTTCTTCTAGCAAGTTCATCAGCACACTTATTGCAGATAATAAAATTATCTCTTCCGATAGAGTTATCATAGTCAGTTTTTGAATAGCACATTTTACATTTCATTTTAATTACCTCTCTTTCCTTTACTGTATATTTATTATATTATAATTTTGGGAAAAAGTCAATACAAAATATTGCACAAAAATAAAACTAAAAATTTGTGAACATTGTACAGAACAGATGTTCGGCTCGCAACGGTAGAGCGCGAGCCGTCCATTATACCACACTTTTCAACTTTTGTCAAGTGTTTTTTGCAAAAAAAAATAACCCCTAGCGGAGTGCTAGGGGTGAGGGATTAGGCTACTGAATAGTAGCTCTTGCCCTTAATCTTCTCAGACTTAAAGCGGTCATCACGGCTAAGGATAGAAGTAATCTTCTGATTGGTGTAGCCATTGCCAAGAATAGTGATGATGTTAGTAACAGTCATAGGCTCGCAACCGCTGATAGTGTCAAACACCTTGTCGGCAATAGCCTTGTTCTCTGCCTTGCGTGCAAGTGCCTTCTTACTATCGCCACTGTTCTTCTTGTCAATAGAAGCCTTGATATTAGTCAACTTTGCAATAACCTCTGTATTGTAACCACTGTCTGTAAGTGTAGCAATAGCCATCTCAAGTGCCTTTGAATTTGTAATAGTGTTTGTCATACTTATCACCGAACCTTTCATTTAAAAAATATTGTTTAATTGATTACATACTTATTATAACATTATTAAATTGTTTTGTCAAGTCTTTTTTAAAACTTTTTTTATTTAATGTCGGAGGCTCTTCCTTACCTTACCGACCGCCTGCACTCACACCGCCCTAAAGAAAGAAGGCTGTGGCGGTCGCTTACGCTGTTTTTCGTGGCTCATTATTTAATTAGGGGGACTTCTCATAAAATCAACTCCTTTATCATTTGTTATACTAATTATATCATTTTATTTTGATTTTGTCAAGGAAAATTTATAAGTTTTTTTTGAATTTTTTTCTTTTAAAGGACATTCCTTGGGTATCGGTTGCCCATCTTCTTTAGTAGTGTTTAAGAAAGGACAGACTGCCCAACAATACTTTTTGACCGAAAAACAACAGTCAAAACAAGCGTTCGGAAAACCCTCTATCTCAACATTGATTGTTTTTAACATTTTCATTCCTCCTTTATTTGTTATAATAATTATACCAAATATTTTTTAAAAATGCAATAGGTAATTTTACACAATATTTCGGGATAAAATTTGTGCAACTTTTTTTGAAAAAATACTTGACAAAATTGGCTGAGCATGGTATAATGGTAAATTCGGCTCGCCACAAACCATGGCGAGCCGCCCATTATAACATAGACGACTCGTTTTGTCAAGCACTTTTTTTAGATTTTTTTACGATTACTAACCCCCATACTAAATGGTATAAAATAGGGTGCTTTTCTTTATTGTAAAAAATTCTAGTCCAATACAATTTATTTTTGATAATCGGTTTAAAGTTTGGTGCGAAATTGTTCCAATAATTCAAATTGATAACATTATCATAGTTTGTAATAACAACAAACTCTTCAAGAATTGAATAAGGAATAACCCACCACCAACAAAAAAATCTAATTCTAGCGATTTCGTGTCTTTCGCTTACTGCATACACGATACAGCAAGCGAAGTAACCAATCAAAATTCCTACTAACATAAAATCAACCCCTATTCTACACAGAAAATAACTGTTAATGCGTCAAAATAATCAATAACAAATTCATAGTTCCAAGGGAAGAGGTCTGCCGCACTCTCAACCTTATTCTCTTCTGTGAGGTAAACAGTGCTGAAAAAGTCATTCTTCTCAATTTCATCAGCATACTTCTTAACCTCTGCTTTTGTTGGAATCCTAAAAAGTCCTGGATAAAAGCCAACCTTTGAAAGTGACATAATACTTGTAAAAAGTTCTTTTGGTAACTCGTCTACAAAATAATTCTTGCAAAACTTCTTAACCTTCCTTGAAAGCTGAACATCACTATCACGATAAAAATCAATATCAAAATGCTCAAAATCGTCAATGGTAGTAAGAAAAATTCCGTGTCCGTCTACTACATCAACACAGACTGCATCGAGTTCCTCGTCAATGTGAAGGACATCGCCCTTCTTCCACCTCTGTACTCCCTTGAATGTGATATTTACTGTTCTTGTAACGCTTACCATAAAAACCAACCCTTTCTCTATTTGATATATTTATTATACATTATTTATTATTGTTTGTCAATAGTTTTTTTAAATTTTTTTCAAATTTTTCAATTTCTTTTTTGTGTGCGGACGCCCACTGTGCGCCCCACTCGGTCGCTACTCTCTCACGCTTGGTATAGAAATAAGCACCTCTCTTTTTTCTATTCTGCAAAATGTGCTTTTCTACTTTCTCAGCCTTTAAATATTCCTTATAACTAATATTAGGGAGTGTGTACTTGTGCCCGACTTCGTGCAAGATACTAATAGTAAGCATTGATAAATCAAGTGTATTGTCAATCTCTTTGATAATGTTTGTGAGGTGTGCCTTACCTTCTTCTACCTCGCTACAATTCCACTGTATAAAATTAGTTTCACTATCAAACATAAAATAACCACCATAAACGCAAGTACAATCAAATTGTGCGATGAATGAAGAAATTAAGGCGGTTACCGCATCTCTCTGTTTGCAAGTGCATCTTCTAATCATTTCATCTATTGTCATTGTATCACTTCCTTTATATAATTATTATAATATAATTTTGGGAAAAAGTCAATAGGTAATTTTGCACAAAAACTGACGGAAAAATTTGTTGAAAGTGTCTATTGACAAAATTTCGTCCCGTGCCGGTTCTGCACGGGCCGCCAATTATACCACATTCCGCGAGATTTGTCAAGTGTTTTTTGTAAAAAAAATGCACAAAAATCAAAAAAATTTTTGTGCATTTTACCTATTGACAAAAGGCAAGGTTATCCCTTGCCCTTGTTCCTCGTCTGAATAAGGTCGATTTTAAATTCATAGCCACCGTACTGCACCACAACCAACTTGTTGTTCTTAACCACCTCGAACGGACATTCTGTAGACTTCAGCATTGTGATGATGTTCTCGAACATCTGTTTTTTTGCTTCTGTGGTGTTGTCCTTCTTTGGTTTGCGTTCTTTTGTTGGCTTGTCTGCCTTACATTCATGCTTGACTTTATAACCTTTTGTCGCCTCAATAAAGGCGGTTTGGTCGTCATTCGTGATGTACTCATTATCACAAAGCCACATATCTAAAGCGTCAAGAACATTCATTCGCATTTTGTCAATGTCGGCTTTTGGGATTGTAACCTCTGTCTTATCTGAAAGAATAGCCACAATTTTATCATTTTCAATTCTGTAATCATCAAGAAATCTATCCATAGAAACCACCACCTTTTAATTGGTGGGCGGGGTTGTCCCCGCCCTTACACACTAGGCTACAACCTTATAATAAGACTTGCCCTTGACTACATTCTTCTCAACAAGGTTATCAGCAACTAACTTGGTCAAGATAGAAGTAATCTTCTGATTGGTGTAGTTACCATCAAGCAAGTTCACAATCTCGGTAACAGTAAAGCCGTCCTCATTAGTAGGCTCGTTATCTCCAAAGAAGTCCATAAGCATAGCCTTGAAAGACTCAATCTCAGCGACCTTCTTCTTGTTGACAGAATTGCCCTTCTTATCAATAGATGCCTTAATCTTAGTCAACTTCTCGATAACCTCTGAATTAAAACCGCTATCAGTGAGAGCCTGAATTGCTACCTCAAGTGCCTTTGAATTTGTAAGAGTTGTCTTTGCCATAAAAACCACCAAACCTTTCGTTTAAAATTGTTATTTGTTATCTTGTAATGTTATTATAACACTTTTTTAATACTGTGTCAAGTATTTTTTTGATTTATTTTTTAAGTACCTCTTTTTAATCACTCCTTTTCTTATTTGGTATATTTATTATACCATTTTATTTTTAATTTGTCAATAGTAAATTTCTGAAAGTTGTTTGCAAACCCATTTGTTATCTCTTTCTCATTTACTATAATAATTATACCAAAAAATTTTTAAAAATGCAATAGGTAATGTTGCACAAAAATCCGGTTCCGTTTTGTATTATTTTTGGTAATATTTACCATTGACTTTTTTTGTCAATAGGCAATAGTAACAAAATTTCGGGATAGATACTTTAAAAATTTGTGCAATTTGCCTATTGACAAAATTTGCAAAGGGTGGTATAATGGAAAATTCAGCGCGCTTGGGGTGATAGCGCGCTGACGAGTCTAGCACATTTTACTAGACTTGTCAAGACTTTTTTTAAATTTTTTTGGATTGTTGGACTCTGGAAACTCGAACAGATATTCGCCCAATAATTTAACCTTCATTTTTTTCTGTCCTCCTCTCTGTCTTTTGAAGGGTATCACATACCCTTCAAAATCTCAATAATGTCATTTACATCGAACGCATTTTCGCCCCACTCTGCACGATTTCCGCACTCATCATCAAAGAGGACATCAGCAAAATTTTTTTTGAATTGTACTTTAGGGGTGCCGTACTTTACGATGTGAATTTCATCAAAATTTACACTTTTTAAATGCTTTTTTAACCACTCGATTTTTACTCTTGTTACTAACTCGTTATATTCATCAGAACCATTTTTTGATAACCAACTAATAACACCAATCTTTACACCTTTTTTCTGCTTGTTGTTCAAAACCCTAGCAAGTGAGTTGAGATTGATTAAAGGTTTTGCAACCTTGTAAGGTGTAGCGTCACTGTTGATTAAGTAGTCAAGCCAATTCTCAACACCGTAAAGGTCTGCGATTGTTCCGTCCATATCGAAGTAAATTGTCATAAACATCAATCCTTTCTATCTCTATTTGATATACTTATTATACATTATATTTTTAAGTTTGTCAATACTTTTTTAAAAATTTTTTCAGAAAATTGTGGACTAATCATTCCACAATTTTCTGTTCATAGCCTTGTGCTGTCTATAACAGTAGGCGAGAATTTCTTTCTCAATCATTACATCTTCTAAACCTGTGTGACTTTCTACAAAATCAAGATTATCTGTTAAAAATCTGTAAATGATTTCAGCGGTAAATCTTAACCTATTGTTTTTGGTAACAAAACCATTTTTAACACAAAAGTTTTTATAACTTGGCATTTTACCCAAAATCTGACGAGCCATTTTTAAAGTGTCGCAAATTTCTACATTTTTAGGGAAGAAATAACGATATTTTGACTTTGTCAAGTATCTCTGTGTATTGTTTAATGTGCCATAGTCAAAACGCATATTATGAGCATAAATCTCGGTAACACCAAACTTTTCAATATCTTTAAGAAGTTTCTTTCTAATATTATAAAAACTCTTTAACTTGCGTGTTCCGTTCTTGACACCCTCCCAATACATAGGGATTTTATCAGCATAGTAGGCGGACTTCATCAAATCCTTTTCATCAAGAAAAATATCAGCGTTGAGATAACTTCTTGACTTGTAAACATTACCCTGCTTATCAACAACCGCCCAACCGCAATCATACACAAACATATTGTAAGGGCTAACCTCATCAAGAAGAGTGTCAACCGGACAAGTTTCTGTGTCAATTACAATCATGTATTTTTTTCTTCTGTCAATTTTCTTACTCATAACTTTGTACCTCTTTCCTATTTGATAATCTAATTATAGCACCTATTCAAAAATCTGTCAAGCATTTTTTTGAATTTTTTAAAAATTTTTTTCGAGGTGAACGCGTGTCTGTTACCTCAACCTTGTATAAACATTATAGCACCATTTCGGGATAGATGCAATAGGCAGATTGCACAAAAATTGGGGCAAAAATTTGTTGAAACTGCCTATTGACAAAAACTCGACGCGCTTGGGGTGATAGCGCGCCGCGCATTATAGCATATTTGGGGTGGGTTTGTCAATAGTAAAATTATACAAAAATTTGGGGGTAGGTTTGTACATTCCGCCTATTGACAAACAGAAAAAGTGCGGGTTTGGTTTCCGCACTCTCTCTGCTCAAATAGGAGGATTATCAAAAAATAGGGTATAATCTTAATTTTTCGGGGTGGCTTATTTTGCCACCCTTTTCTTTTGTGGAATACGCCAACAACTCGAATTAATGTTCTGGTCCATCTTGAGGTGCGTATTAAAGCACTTCTGTAAGATTTCAACCTCGATTTCTACATCTTCAAGTCCCTTGTGTATCTCTTCAAAATGAATGTTGTTTGTAAGATACTTATAGCAGGCTTCCGCACTTGTATAAATATTGTTTGAAGGACTAACAAGGTCGTTCTTTTCGCAAAATTCAATATACTTTGCGGTATTGAGAATCGTCTGACAAGCCATGTTCCAAATACAAATATATTTCATACCAAAAGGGAAGAAAAATCTATATTTTGATTTTGTCACAAAACGAATGAGGTTGTTCATTGCTCTTTTGTCAAAACCCATATTGTAAGCACCGATAATATTAACATTGTATTTTTTAATATCGTCAAGAATCTGTTTTCTAATGTTCCAGAAAGTTCTTAATGTCTTTCTACCCTTGCGAATGTCATCCCAATAAGAAGGAATCTTATCAGCATAATAAGCGGATTGCATAACATCGGACATATCACAAAAAACCTCAGCCACAACAAAAGCTCTCTTTACATAAATCTTACCTTGCCTATCACAAATTGCATAACCAATGTCATACGGAATCGGCTCTTCAACCGAGTTACAAGTTTCTGTGTCAATGATTAAATACATATTCTTTCTAGCCATAATTCTTAAATCTCCTTTACTGCATAAAATGTATTGTGCGGAATGTCCTTGTAAATCTTAAAGCGCCTACCGCAAGCAATCTGTGTCATAATCTCTTTTGAAAAAGGCAACCTCTCTTTTTCTACCTTAATTCTATTGCCTGTAGCCTTTAATACGATTGAATCTAACATAGACATCACCGCCTCTCTATTTGATAATTCAATTATACATCATTTACTATTGTTTGTCAATAGATTTTTGAAAATTTTTTCAATTTTTTTTCTTTTGTTTTATAGTCCTCTTTATTGATAGTATAGCGAGTTACCACAACATCGCGGATGGTTACCGCTACAAGGAATCGAACCTATCAGCATTTTATTAAGTTTGCAATTCTTAATAAATCGCCTTTACATTCAAGCATTGCGCACTACTTAAATATATCCGCTATACTCTCAATAAAAAGGGCTATTAAACTTTAAGAGGTGAGCCTTTTTAATCTAGGCTATTGTTTTTTAGGGGCAAGGTTGAAAAGATACCCACTGACAATGTCCACCACCTATCCCCTAAATGAAGGGCACTGTTCTTGTGTGGATAGTGCTTTTCGTTTCTTCAATAAGGATTTGACCTTGCTTTTTCCTTATTTGCTTTACTGTACTTAAAGTATATCATACTAAAATTGATTTGTCAACCCTTTTTGAAAAGTTTTTTTCATTTTTTGTCTGCTCGATTGCCTCACAACAACCCCACGCAAAAATTGAAACAAAAACCATAGCCATACAAAAAAGCATTAACTGTAAACTAACAATGTAAACCAATGGACATACCATAAGCAATACTACACTTAACACCAAAAGTAAATCTCTAAATCTCATAACCTTGTACCTCGTTTCTTTCTCTATTTGATATACTTATTATATACCCCTTACCGCCACTTGTCAACACTTTTTTCAAGAAAATTATGCACAAAAGATTCGCTTTAAGTTTGTGCAAGATGCCTATTGACAAATGCCTATGGAAGTTCCGGGAAGTAACCTTATAGGTGCATATACACAACTTTCAAGAAAAAATTTGTGCATACTATACAAAACAGATGTTCGGGTCGCCACGATAGAGCGCGACCCGCCAACCAAAAGCTGACGAGTCGCTAGTAAAGGAAGGAATTTTTTCTTGACAAGTCTGTCGGGTACTGACTTCCTACCAACTACCGCCTATCCCCTAACGGCAACCTAATTCCATCAGTAGAGCCGACACTCTAGGTCAGATGAAGAACTTTGACTTGTCTTTTGTTCTTTATCTATTATAACTATAACACACTTCTGTTATTTTGTCAAGGACTTTTTTCAACTTTTTTCTTTTTCTTTTTTCTCGTCCTTGCTCCACTGCACCCAACCGCATACACTTGTATAGGTGTAGATTCCGTACATCACAAGTTGTGCAATGTTCTTGCTAGTAAGAAGAATAACCACAACCCAACCCACATTCGCAACAATCCAAATCGGAAAAACCAACTTATTTTTTTTAGCAAGTAAGAAGTTACCGCCTACGCTAAAAATTGTTAATACCCAACTAATTACATCTAATACATTCACCATAATTCATACCTCCTGTTATTTTGCGGTGTTGCCTAGTCAGCAACTACCGCAAGAAGAAATCCTCTGTTATCATTGTTGAACTTCTCAATCTCTGAAGTGGTCATTACCCAACAAGCAAGAAGAGAACGCTCATGCTTTAAATCAAGAATATTTACGATAAATTCATTTTCTAATGTGTTGCTCATAACAATCAACCCTTTCTCTATTTGATAATCTAATTATACATTATCTCTTGTTACTTGTCAATAGGTTTTTGAAAATTTTTTCAAAAAATTATAAACCCAACTCCTCAACAAGTGCTGTGTACTCTGCCCACTCTTCATCGCTCAACTCGTCCTCGAGTTTGTACTTGTTATAGAGTTCATCACTCCTTCTAACCTTAGCACACTCTTCTTTTGTAAAGCCCTGAGCCATGTACTCCTCGTCAGTATAGATTGTATTTAATTTTGGATAAGTGAATTCTACCATAGCTTTGTACCTCTCTCTATTTGATAATCTAATTATACACCCTCTGCGGTAGTCTGTCAACACTTTTTTGAAAAATTTTTTAAAAAATTTTGCTTGACAAAATCGACCAACAGTAGTATAATAATAATGTAAGATGCGGAAACCTCGATTCGGGAAACTTCCATCGACCTTGCCCGCATAAAGTCGGCTGGAAAAAATCAGAAAACCCCCAAACTTTCAAAATTCGGCGCCCGGCGTCCGCTCTGGTGCCGACGCCATTTTACCATATTTTTTTGCTTTTGTCAATAGTTTTTTTATTTCTCTACTAACTCAATACTAACCTCATTATCAAAATTGCGTGCTACAAAATTTTTTAAAATTCCTACTGTCTTATTAGCGAAATAACTTGTTGCCTCAATTGTTATTATTGTCCTTTCATTGTTTAAAGCAATTTTTTTACACTGCTTATTACAAAAATGAATTGTAAACTTTTCTAAAATCTGATTTGTATAATTTTTATTGTTTGTGTTGATTACTACCTTCATAATTTTTTACCTTTAACGCTTTAGCGTTTCCTTTCCTTTACTGTAATTACATTATACATTATCTTTTGTTATTTGTCAATAGTTTTTTGAAACTTTTTTTATTTTTTTGTTGAGGAATTAGAACTCTAATTCCTCAACAAGTGCGAAATACTCTTCTTTTTCTGTGTCGCTTAACTCTCCGCTAATCTTCCACTTGTTGAAAAGCTCATCGCTCTTCTTTGCCTTTGGTGCTTCCTCTGAAGTAAAACCCTGCTCGATGTATTCCTCAATGGTGTAAATTGTATTGAGTGCGATGTGTCCGCCTAAAATCTCGGCTGTTCTTACTAACTCAAGAAGTTCTGCCTTATCGTTTCCCGAATAATTCTTCATTGCATTCATCATAATTTTTTACCTTTAACGCTTTCCGCGTTTCCTTTCCTTTACTGTAATTACATTATATCATTTAACTTTTATTTTGTCAACACTTTTTTAAAATTTTTTTTATTTTTTTTGTGGGTGTATGATTAGGACTAGTCCCAATCATACTCCTTTGCGTCCTCATAGTCGATGTCGTGACGCTTGCACCAACCCTTAAAATCTTTTACTTCTCCTGATGCGATAACTGTGTCGATGTATTCCTCAGTTGTAAGTTCGTCAATCTTTCTCATAGTCTTTTACCTTTCAGCCTTTTGGCTGTCCTTTCCTTTACTGTAATTACATTATATCATCTTGATTTTATTTTGTCAATAGTTTTTTGAAAATTTTTTTATTTTTTTTGATTATCTTGTGACAACTGCCACAAGATAACCTCTATTGTCATTGTTAAACTTTTCAATCTCATTTACTGTCATTGTGTAAGTTGCTAATAATGAATTATTTGCCTTTACATCTAAAATATTTACTGTGAATGTATTGTTTGTTCTCATAACCTTTTACCTTTAGTCAACTTTGTTGACTTCCTTTCCTTTACTGTAATTACATTATATCATTTAACTTTTATTTTGTCAACACTTTTTTAAAATTTTTTTTATTTTTTTTAGGTCTATCTTTCAGCGACAACCGCTAAAAGATAACCTCTATTGTCATTGTTAAACTTTTCAATCTCAAGGTTAGTCATAACCCAACTAGCAAGCAAGTAACCGTTGTGCTTTAAATCTAAAATATTTACAATGTACTCATTCTCTGTTGTATTCTTCATAATCTTTTACCCTCAACCTTTTGGTTGTCCTTTCCTTTACTGTAATTAAAGTATAACATACTTACTCTTGTTTGTCAACACCTTTTTAAAAAATTTTTTATTTTTTTTATCGTTAATTTTTTAACAATCTTTGTGCTTTTACTTTCTATTATAACACATTTTGCCTACTGTGTCAACCCCTTTTTTATTGTTAATTATTTAACAATCTTTGTTACTTACATTGTTAATTATTTAACAATGTCTGTGCCCTTTGTTCATCAATAATTGATTGTTAAAAATTTAACAATCTCATTTATTAGATAATTATAACTTTGTTAATTTTTTAACAATCTTGCTCGCTGTCGAACGTATGTTCGGCGAAGTGCCCCATCTCAAAAAAGATTTTTTCTGTACTTTTGTTTGAATAGATGTTCGATTAGATTGTTAAATTTTTAACAATCTTGCTCGTTAGAATGCGTTGTCTAGGCAGCGGGATTCTTTGTTAAATTTTTAACAATCTTGCTGCCCTCAATCCTCTCGAACATTTGTTTATTCAAAATCAACAAAAAAAGAGATTGTTAAAAATTTAACAATCTCGTTTACCCGAACGTATGTTCGATACATTTTGTTCTTTTTCTCTTGTTTATTACAGAACAAATGTTCGTTGCGTTCTGCTATTTTTTTCTCGTTTTGCTCAACATGATTGTTAAATTTTTAACAATCTTTGTGCCTTAATCCATTGGTTTAAAACAAAACTGAGATTGTTAAAAATTTAACAATCTCAGTGACTGCTGTCTCACAAGGCAGCGGGATTCCGAACAGATGTTCTTGCCAATCGAACATTTGTTCTGTCTCAAAATCAATAAAACTTGTCGTTTTGTTCAACATTATTTTGTTCGAATGTATGTTCGATTGCGTGAAACAACAAAACCGAAAGTTTTGATAAAGTTGAGACGAAAAATCTCGAACGAATGTTTGTTCGGAAAATGCGGAGCCTGAGGTGTGTTGGCGAGCCTAGCAAAAACCCCGCAACTACACAGCGTACTAGTTTTTATCCTTGGATAATATTTTGGCGAAAAAATTTTCGGCTGGGTAGGGGGATAGATTGTGGGATTTTTACTTTTGAAAAATTTTTTTCGTCTTGCACTGCACAAAACTCGCTCCAAAAGTTTTTTGAATTTCAAATTACATAAGCTCCAAAAGTTTTTTGAATTTCAAATTACATAAATTCAGAATTTACTTTTTCAAATATCTAGTAATTCAGCAAGAATACTAGCTGCAGCATCTTCGACTAACTTATCGAATTTCTTACAAAATTCCTCATAATCATCTTCTTCATCCTCGTTAGCCTTTCCCCAAGAAAAATGCAACTTAAAAGTAATAAGTTTATACTCGCTATCATACATAATACTAAGATCATCAATAGTATAGCCAAGGCTTTCAAGATAATTAACAAATTTCTCTTTATAAACCTTCTTAACTGCATCAACACTATTATAATAAGTATTCACTCTGTAGCAAATATTTGTATAATCGTATCCCGCAGTAATAGCCTTGTCAATATTCTGCTGAGCGACTTCTCTCAGTCTTCCCTTACAGAAGCTAGCAATCTCTTTTAATTCGCCTTCCCCCTTATTCTTCTCAATTTCTTCCTCGCGGGATTGCTGCTTCCCCTTCACCTTTGTCGAACCTTTTAACGCGCTCGCCGCATTCATAATTTTAAACTCTTTTTTCTCCATTTTATTGTCCTTCTTTCTTTTTAATAACAAAAGTACATACCCTCTTGATAAATATATACTCCTTTTCCCTGCTTAAAATTAGCCTGCCAGACTACATTTGCGGGAAGTACCGAACCATTCTCATATAAGTCCCTAGCAACCTTTAAGCTACGCTTATTCGGATACTCATACCATGCGGGAGACCCCACAGGAGAATATTGACCCGGCTGATAGGCAACTTCAGTATAAGTATTTGGGAAAAGGTCTGAATTTACTCTATTAACCACTACTGAACCAACATAGTAAGATAATTCAGTAGAAAGATAATCCGCCCCCGCCTCATTAGCAATTATTCTAGCCAACAGTAGAATGTCAGCTTCCTTTTGTTGCTCTGCGGCTTTCCGCTTCTGTTCCTTCTTGAACTTTTTCCAAATCTTTTCGCCCTTTTGTTGTTCATGTGCGGCGATGTGACTCTGTGCCTTAACCCATTTGCGGGAAGCGGCGTTCACCTCCACTGTACTCAACAACAGTAGTATTACTAAAATCACCTTCATTAAGTTACGCTTTAAAATAACATCACTTTCCTTTCTTAAAACCTTCTTTCATGCTCCATAAATATTATAGCATAAAAATTTTTAAAAGTCAAGTGCGGGAACCGGTCTAATCGACCTTCTCTAAAATCAAAGATGCTAAACACCAAATATCATCGTCACCACCGTTATTATGTCGATTAGTTGTATAAACATCTTTCTTTAAATCTTTGAAACTATATTCTGGATACTTAGTCATCTGTTGTTCTAACCATAAATCAAAAACCTTAAGAAATGAGGCGTTGTCCTTTCCGGTATTCTCGTCTGAACAATAGGCACACGACCTTGCGCCATGTAACTTAAAGATACCATTGATTACTTTTGCTGATGTCATATTATAATCTCCTTTTCTAATTTACTACTGTTCCGTGCCCACCTTCTGCTTTTATCTTCATCAGGAGGCGGGCGTGCCAATTAGTTGCATTACTTCTATCATAAACAATGTAGGTGGCTTGTTTGCTTAGTTTAAACAAGAGAGTTTCTGGGTCTGTATGCCACACATACTCAACAGGAGCACCATTTCTTCTTGCCCACTCTTCTGCTAAAGATGGAACGCGGGAGGTGCCTTCTTGTTTAATACCACCACAAAGAATAGTAAAGATAAAACACTGACTATCTTCAATTAGTTTTTGCATTATCTTATCTAACTTATTATAATCAGTAAAACCACAAATGATAAGTTTCATATCTTTTGTTCTTTCCTTTTCTTTATTCTATATATATTATATAAAAAATTTTTTATTTTTTCAAGTGTAGTTCATAAATGTTGACCAAAAAGTTGACTTCTTGAAAAATTTTTGTTATACTAATTATAGGTAAAAAATAATGAAAGGAGTTAGACTATGTCTACAAAAGAAGGAAAAGCGGAAAGCTATATCCCTTTGGATATGACTTTAACAACTGCGGAAGAGCGTTGTAAAAAAGTAAAAGAAATTATAGCCGCAACTCCTCCAGAAAAATTAAATTCTTATTATTTAGAAAGATTAGCAGATTATATTTTATTATTAGACTTAACTAAGAAGAAAAGAAATGCAAATGGTGAAAAAGAAGGCATATTAACAAATAATAGGGTAAATGGAACTATAAATAAGAGAGAAATTTCTTTTGAAGGACTTGTAGGAAAATTAGAGAATGGGGAAGATGGTATTTATAGTATGATAGCTGATAATAAAAATCAGTTATTAACTCAAAAAGACCCTATTACAGAAGAAGAAATTAAAACTATCCCAGGTATGCAAGAATTAACTGATGAAATAAAAAGATTAGAAACTGCATTGGCGGGAACCACCTCTCCGAAAAAGAGAGGGATGCTCAAAAAGACGATAATACAATTATATCAAGATAGGTATGTTTTGAGGTCAACTTATCGTCCTACAATAAAGAATACTGGACAAAGTTTTGCAAAACAATTATCTCATTTGGATTTATCTGACAGAATTGATTTTGATGAAAAAGGTAATCCAGTTAATCATGGTATAATTAGTTTCTTTAATTATAAACACATCTCTTTGCTTTTGTGTAATTATAGTAAATTAAAACAAGAAAGCTGGGACGATTTTAAATCTGATGTCAAGTACATGATGGAAGATTTGGACGAGGTTGTTGAATTAGCATTAGCTGATTTTCCTATACTTCATGACATTTTAGTTTACAAGATAGACGGAAAATCTAATATAGAGATACAAAAGCAAATCGATAAAGACTATGGAGTTAAACATAGTGTAGAGTATATTTCTTCTTTATGGAGAAATAAAATCCCTAAAATGATAGCAGATAAGGCTTCTGAAGAATATCTCCTTTGGCATTATACCAATGTTGAACGCGGGAAGTGGAAGAAGTGCTCTAGGTGTGGAGAAATTAAGCTCGCACATAATAGATTTTTCTCAAAAAATAAATCTTCAAAAGATGGTTTTTATAGCATTTGTAAATGTTGTAGAAATAAGAAGAAGTAAAGGAGGAAAATTGAATGAGATGTTATTGTGAAAAATGTAAAAAGACAATGGTTGATACTGCATTTTTTACTTATAAAGATGGTACTAAATGTGAAATGTGCAAGAAGTGTTTAACAATGCACATTGATAATTATGAACCTGATACTTTTTTATGGATATTAGAGAAACTTGATGTTCCGTATGCGGAAGCCGAGTGGCGAGTAAAAAGAGAAAAAGAGTTTGAAAAGAACTACACTAAGGCCACTACAAGCGGGGCTAAAGATGCAAGAAACGCTGCTTACGCTATGACTAAAAATAGTGGAGTTGTTTTAGGTAGATATCTCTCCCAAATGAAATTAAAAAAATGGAAAGATTTAACTTGGGCAGATACAGAGAAGATTAAACAAGAAGCGGAAGATCAAGCCAACGAAAGTAAAAATAAAGAAGAATTTGAAAAGGAAATAGAAAGCGTTAGGAAAGCCTATGAACAAGGAGAAATTTCTGAGGCTCAATGGAAAACTTATATAGACTTAAATCCGGAAGAGGAACAACAAAAGTCTTTAGAGGCTAGCTTTTTAAATGGTGAGAATGCGGGAGGCGCGTATACAGATGCTTACCCAACCACCGCGAATAACCCTTATGAGATTGTACCTATTGATGTAGGGGCAGATTTAACGGATGAAGATAAATTGTATTTAGCAATGAAATGGGGTCAGTTATATCAGCCTTATGAATGGGTTAGCCTTGAAAAACTTTTTAATGAGTTTATGGATTCGTTTGATATTCAAGGAGCGGCTCGTTTAGATACTTTGAAGCTTATTTGTAAGACTTCTTTGAAGATGAATCAAGCTGTTGATGCGGGAGATATAGATAGTTATCAGAAACTTTCTCGTGTTTATGATGCTATGATGAAATCAGCGAAGTTTACAGAGGCTCAAAATAAAGATGGAGAAAATGGTTTATTTAGTAGCGTTGGAGAACTTGTTGCTTTTTGTGAAAAAGAAGAAGGGGCAATTCCAAAATTTAATATAGATGCACCTCAAGATGTGGTTGATACAATTATTACTGATTTAAAACAATATAATAAGACTCTTATATATGAGGATAAGGCTCTTGCACAACAGATAGAAGCTTTCTTAAAGGCTAAACAAACAATGGAAGAAATGAAGAAAGACAAGGAAGAAGCAAAAGCAAAGGGTCTAGATTATGTTGAAGTTAATGATGAGGATATGGAAAAGCGTCGTCTTCAGGTCTTAGAAGAACAAGCGGAAGATGATGAAATCTATAAAGGAGAAGAAGGAAACGAAGTTAAGAGAGTCTTTTCTGAAGACGATTTAGACGAAAATCTTAAGGAGGATGACGCAGAGTGGATTTAAAACAACTTTTAGATTTATCTGCGAATAGAGGTCAAAAAATAGGATTATCTGAAGAGAGAGTAAGAAGTCAACTTCCTAAAATTAGGAAGTTGATAGCCTTCTTTAGAATGTATCCTGACTTATTTGTAGATTATATTAAAGGTCCAGATTGTACCTTTAAATTTCTTTTTTATCAGAGAATTTTCTTAAGGTGTGTAATGCGACATAGATTTGCATACGCAACTTTCCCTCGTGCTTACAGTAAATCATTTTTAAGTATGATGACACTCATGCTACGATGTATCTTATATCCTAATAGTCATTTGTTTGTTACTACTGGTGGTAAAGAGCAGGCGGCAAGTATTACGATTGCCAAGATTGAAGAAATTTGTAAGCTCATTCCCGCACTAAATAATGAAATTAACTGGGATCGTGGTGTATCAAAAAAATCAAAAGATGATGTTAAATATGTATTTAAGAATGGTTCTTCAATAGATATATTAGCGGCAAGGCAATCAAGCCGTGGTCAGCGTAGAACTGGAGGCGTAATGGAGGAGTGTATCCTTATCGATGGAGAAGTCCTTAATGAGGTTATTATTCCTACAACTAACGTTGATAGACTACTTCCAGACGGAACTCGTGATAAAAATGATGTAGTAAACAAGTCTCAGATTTATATTACTACTGCGGGATGGAAAAATTCTTTTGCGTATGAAAAACTAATAGAAATTCTTATTTCTAGTATTCTAGAGCCTGACTTATATATGATTTTAGGTGGAACTTATGAAACACCGGTTAAAGAGGGACTTCTTGATGAAGATTTCGTAGAGAACTTAAAATTGCAAGGTACTTATAATGATGATTCGTTTGATCGAGAGTATCGAAGCGTTTGGAGCGGTGACGCGGAGAACGCTTTCTTTTCTGCTGAAAAGTTCGATAAGTGCCGAGTCCTTAATCAACCTGAAAAAGAGTTTAGCGGAAGGTCATCAAAAAATGCTTATTATGTAATTGGAGTCGATGTAGGTCGTTTAGGCTGTTCAACAGAGGCGATGGTTATAAAGGTAACTCCGCAGATACAAGGAGCTGATATTAAGTCTATTGTTGCTCTATATCCAATGGAAGCAGAAGACTTTGAAGAGCAAGCAATAAGATTAAAGAAGTTATATTATCTGTATCATGCTCAATCTCTTGTTATAGATGCGAATGGTCTTGGAGTTGGATTAGTTGACTTTATGACTAAAACTCAGATTGATCCAGAGACAGGCGATGAATTGCGTCCTTTTGGTGTAGAAGGTGGAACCGCAGAGAATATTACAGAACCTTATAAGAAGATTAGAGGTAGTGAAGTGGAAGAAGATGCTATGTATCTAATTAAGGCAAATCTTCCATTGAATAGTGAGATGCATAGTTATGTACAATCTCAGTTGATAAATAATAAGATAAAATTCTTAATTGATGAACAAGAAGCAAAAGCTAAGTTAATGCAGACCAAGGCTGGTCAGCAAATGGATGCTCAAGCAAGAAATGAATACCTAAAACCATTTATACTTACTACTATTTTGAAAGAACAAATGATGAACTTGATTATAAAAGAAACAGATGCGGATGCCAATATTAAATTGGTACAGAGTTCAAGGGGTATAAATAAGGATAAATTTTCTGCTCTTGAGTATGGTATGTATTATGTTAAATTACAAGAAGAACTAATGAGAAAGAAAAAGAAAAGAAATATTAGTGATTTTCTTTTCTTTAGCTAATCACATTGGTCAATAAAAAATAAAAAAGTTAATAGAATTTTGAAATACTATTGACAAGTTAATCTATTTTAAGGAGGAATATAAAAATGAAGAGTTCTAGAGGAGAAATTAAAATAACCGATATTTTAACTGCGGCGAACCTTCCTTTTACTCCAGAATATTCTTTCCCAGACCTTGTCGCAAAAAGCGGGCGTCCGCTAAGATTTGATTTTGCTGTATTTGATGATGAAGGAGATATTGATTTCTTGATTGAATTTCAAGGTATCCAGCATTATGAAGCGAAGTCAAAATTTGGCGGAAAGGCAGGGCTTTTAAAGCAACAATATAACGACCATCAAAAGCAAATATATTGTAAGAAAAAAGGTATAAAGTTAGTTTGTATTCCTTATTGGGAAGAGGGATTATTAGATTATGATTATTTAATGCATTTAGCAGGATATTAAAATAATAATACTAGAAAGTTGACTTTATAAGAAAATTTTGGTATAATATTTGTGATGGGTAAAGAAAAGGAGGCATCCACTTGCGTGATAGAACAAGAGAAATAAATCATAGACAACTTGATTTATTTAATAATCAAATTGAAGACATTTCTACTCGCAATATTGGCTTAGTTGATTTTAGCCGATTAAAAGTGGGTCCGAAACAACTAGAAGATGCTATTATCCAAGTAGGTAGCTTGAAGAAAGCAAATCCTACTTTAGCAAAGAAAGACCATGTGTTAAAAGCAATCGCAGACGGTGATATAAAAGAAATGAGAAGAATTTCTGATTTCTTTTATAAAACTAGCGGTATCTATTCAAGAATTGTTAAGTATATGGCTTATATGTATAGATATGATTGGATAGTTACTCCTGATGTCTACGACAAATCTCTGAAACAAGATTATCTTTTGAAAAATTTTAGAATTAGTTTAAATATTTTAGATAATTTTAAAGTTAAGAAAACGTTAGGTGAGATTGCTTTAAAAGTATTTAGATATGGCGCTTACTATGGCTACAAAGTGGAGACAGAGAATAGCGGAGTTACACTCCAAGAACTACCTGCTGATTATTGCAGAGTTCGTTACTTCTCGGGTCAAAAGCCAGTCGTAGAATTTAAGATGTCTTATTTTGATGAAGCTTTTAGAGATTCAACTCAAAAGATAAGAATTTTAAATGTCTTTCCAAAGGAGTTTAAGAAGGGCTATGAACTTTATAAAGCTGGTAAACTTGCTGCGGAAGGCGCTAATAGTATGGATTCTGGTTGGTATATGTTGGACCCAGAGAACACAGTAAGATTTACTGTGAATGGAGAAGAATATCCTACTTTTATTTCTGTAATCCCTTTAATCATAGACCTTGATGAAGCACAAGAGCTTGATAGGCGTAAAACTTTACAGAGACTTTTAAAGATAGTTATTCAAAAGTTGCCTATGGATAAGAATGGTTATATGATTTTCGATGGAGAAGAGTCCGCTCAGATACACAATAACGCAGTTGCAATGTTAAGTAGAGCAATAAACATTGATGTATTAACTACTTTAGCAGATACAGAAATTGCAGATTTGAGTGCTTCTAAAGCAGAAACTCAAACAGACGATTTGATAAGAGTTGAAAGACAGCTTTATAATGAAGCCGGTGTATCTCAAATGCAGTTTAATACAGATGGTAATATTGCGCTAGAAAAATCTATTCTTAATGATGAAGCTTCTATTTATAATTTATTATTACAATTTGAAGACTTCCTAAATGAGTTATTATTACCTGTTAATAAAAAACCAAGAAAAGTTCTTTATAAAGCTCAAATTTTGCCAACAACAATTTATAATTATAAGGATATGGCGAAACTTTACAAGGAACAGATGCAATTAGGTTTTTCAAAAATGTTACCGCAAATTGCTTTAGGTCAATCTCAATCAAGTATTCTTGCAAATGCCTACTTTGAGAATGAAGTTCTTGATTTAGTTAATGTATTCATACCTCCGTTGATGAGTTCAACAATGAATGCAGATATACTTAACAGAACCGCTCAAAAAGGCGGGCAGGGCGAAGAAAAGACTGCCGGAAGAAAAGAACTTGAAGATGACCAAAAATCTGAAAAGACTATCTTGAATAGAGAGTCTATGAAGTAAAAGGAGGAAGTAAAAGATGACAACAGAGTCTAATATCTCTTCCATTAAGGGTGCGGAATTTATAAATATAAATTCCATAAGCCCTTTGATTTCAAAATGTGAAATCAAGGTATTCTATTTAGGAAAAAATAGGAATGGAAGTTTTATAGATAGAACTACCGCAGAAAAGTTGGCAAATACACTTCCAGGTTGTCCTATTGTTGGACAATATGTAGAGAACAAAGAAGATTTTAATGACCACGGTGAGCAAATCATTTTTGACTCTGAGGGTATGAGAAAAAATATTCTTACTAGACCTTATGGTTTTGTTCCTACTGATGCTAAAGTTTGGTTTATGGATTTTGAAGAAACCGATGATTTTGGCAACGAAGTTATAAGAACATATTTAATGACGGAAGGATATTTGTGGACAGGTCAGTTTGAAGAATGTCAAAGAGTTGTAGATGAAGGTAATCCACAATCGATGGAACTTGATGAAAAAACTCTTGAAGGACATTGGGCATCTGATGAAAAATCAGGTCGAGAATTTTTCATTATAAATGACGGGATTCTTTCTAAGTTGTGCATTTTAGGGGAAGATGTTGAGCCTTGCTTTGAAGGCGCTTCAGTAACCGCCCCAGAAGTAAGTGCTAATTTTTCTAAAGACGATGATGTTATTAAGACTTTTGTTAAACGCATCCACAGTCTGTATGAGGAAGTTGAAAAATTAAAATTTACTTCAAAAGAAGAAGATGAAGAAGGAGGCAAAACAGAAATGAATGAAGATCAGACTTTAGAGAATGTAGTTGAAGATACTACTCCAGCAGTAGAGAATACTGAAGCTACAGTTGAGCCTGAAGTAGAAACCACTCCTGAATCAGAGCAGGCAACATCAGTAGATAATGCTACTGATACTGAATTCAAGAAAAATGAGGACGATGAGGATAAGTCTTCTGATAACAAAGAGAATTCAGATGATGCTAAAACAGATGACAAGAAAGACGACGAAGAGGAAGATAAGGACAAAGACAAGGAAAAGGATGCTAAGACTAAGAATTCTTTAGAGGGTTCCGAAGTTAACATCGAGACTGAGTTCGCTGCTCTTCAGAAGGAACTTGCAGAAGTTAAAGCACAGTTTGCAGCTCTTGTAGAGGAAAACAAAGGTTTAGTAGAGTTCAAGAGTGCGGTTGAGAAAAAGGAAAAAGAGGAAATAATTAACTCTTTCACTTCTTTAACTGAAGAAGATAAGAAAGATGTAGTTATGAATATTGATAAATATTCTGCTCAGGATATTAAGAAAGAACTTGCTCTTATCTATTTCGAGCGTAGTTCAGCAGCAGAGAAGGCACAGGGAGCGGTTGAGACATCACAGTCCCCAATCACTACCTTTAACTTAAATGAAACTGATGCTTCAATGCCAGAGTGGCTTCGTGCTATTAAGGCAGCATCTAAATAATTAAGGAGGAACAATAGAATGGCTAATTTCACAAGAAAAGGCTATGGTCAGGTAGAGCCAAATCAGCTTTCGGCTCAAAAGACTGGTCAGATTTATGCTAGTCTTCCACTTGACACAACCGTAGATGTTCTCCAGAATGGTGAGTTCATGTACTATGATTATGCAAGCGGAAAGGTTTCAGCAACTGATTCAACAGGCGTTGCAGAGCCAATGCTCGTATTCAACGAGGTTAAGCTTTATGAGCCTTCATGGAAGACTTCATATAAAGATTTCGCAATGATTAGAGTAGGAGATAACTATGTTACTTCTGCTAAAGAGACAGACGCTTATGGCGATGGTTCTTCAATTCACGGTAGCGGATTACAGCATACCGAGTATCCATATCGTATGGATGGTATCGCACCTCGTCTTTACAAGACCAATGTTGGTGATGTCTATACTACTAACATGGTTAAGACTGGTGTAGAATATGCGGTAGGCGACAAGATTGCTCCAGTATTGAACGCAGAAACCCATACACTTCAGCTTGAGGCTACAGAGGCTACTACCGGTATGATTTGGGTAGTTGTTAAGGTTTACACTATGCCAGATGGACAGCCTGGACTTAAGCTTCAGAGAGTATCATAAGAATAGGAGGATAAAAGAATGGCTATGGATTTAAAAAATCTTGTTATGATTGCCAAGGCCGCTTGTAGCGGAAACTCTGCAGCTCCTACTTCTTACGAGTTTCAGGGTGTGAAATATACTTCACAAGAGGCAAACACAGCATTAAGAACAGAACTTAAGGAACTTGCTGGCACTTATTCTCTTTACAGAGAGAACAAGAACACTATCTTTAGTTTGATTGAACAGACTATCGAGGATGTTCTTCCTGCAAAGGTTCTTGAGCAGTATGCTGATTTCGCAGAAATCAAAACTTTCAACCAGGGTGATAAGCCAATCTTCACTCAGAAGATTACTCAGGCTTCCCGCAGACGCGCAAAGCAGTTCATCGGAAAAGTTGGTCTCGCAGGTATCTACGAGGTATTCAAGCTTGATGGACAGTCTTATGAAGTTACCACTAACGCTATCGGTGGTGCTGCACAGATCGGTTTCGAGGAGTTCCTTGATGGTCGTGTAGACTTCGCTGAGGTTCTTGATGTGGTTCTTGAAGGACTTGACGCTTGTATCTATATTGAGATTGAGAAGCAGCTCAGAGGTGCTATCAACGCTCTTCAAGCAGCTAACAAGTCTACTCAGACTACTTTCGTAGAGAAAGAGTTCGATCGTTTGATCGGTATTGCAGATAGTTATGGTTCTAAATCTACTCTTTACTGTACATTCGAGTTTGCAGCTACTATCGTACCTGATACAAACTGGATTTCAGAGCAGCAAAAGAACGAGAAATGGACTAACGGTTTCATCGCTAACTATAAGGGTCACCGCGTAATTATTCTTCCACAGTCTTACGAGGACGAGAAGAACACTACTAAGGTAATTGATCCTTCATACTGCTACATCATTCCTACCGGTGCAGAAAAACCTGTTAAGATTGCTCTTGAGGGTGGCACTATCGTAGATGAGTACACTAACTATGACCGTTCTAAAGAGGTTCAGGTATATAAGAAGATTGGTGTTCGTGCTATCTTCTCTAACGCAATCTGCGTATATCAGAATACTTCTTTGGTAAGATAGTTTAAAATATAACACATAAAGTAGGGTTAAGGGAAAGACTCCCTTCCCTACTTAAAGTGCTATATAGGTAAAAATAAAATAGTTTGAAAAGGAGACAAAGGATTATGGTAGAAAAGACAACCACTGAAAAGATTGTAAAGGTTAAGAACAGAAATAATGGTAATACGGGATATTCGATCCCAGAGCTCCATTTGTGGAGAGATTTCGAGCCTGGCGCAGAGAGAAACATTTCTCTTGAGGAATTAAATGTTTTGAAGAACCAGCCAGGTGGAGAATACATTTTAAAGAATTGTTTAATTATTGAAGATAAGAGTGCTTTAGAGTATTTAGATATGGAAGTTGAGCCAGAGTATTTCTATACAGAAAAGGAAATTAAAGAGTTATTGACTACTGGCACTTTAGATGAATTACTTGATTTCCTTGATTTTGCCCCTCAAGGTGCAATAGATATTTGTAAAGATATTTCGGTAGATATTGAGTTACCGGATACCAACAAGAGAAAGGCAATTTTAGATAAAACTGGTTTTGATATAAACACTATCTTGATGACAAAGAAAATTCTTGAGGATGAAGATGAAGAGAAGAAGGATAAATCATCTGAAAAGAAAACTCGTAGAGTTCAGAAAGATGGTGCTGAGGAGAAGGGCGGAAGACGCACCACTCCAAAATATAAAGTAATTACTGATTAAATTTTAAGGGGGAAAGTAAATGTTATATGACTCATTGAAGAAAACCCCATTTGAAACCATATATGATAGCTTTTTTGGCAGAATCACTTCTTCTATGTATATGGAAATTACAGAAGAAGAAACCTATTCTATGTTAGAAACATTGTTAATGAATGGATTGTGTCGTTTTGAATTTCCTCGTTTTAATGTTTTTGACTATGAACAGACGGAATTTAATGTTGATTTAGGAACTTATTGCGGTGCGGAAAGCGGGAATGTTGAGGTTCCCGCTATCGGTACCATTGGCGGAAAATTTAATTCTTGGCTTACAATAGAAGAAATCAACATTCTTGCTATGTGTATGGTCATTGAATGGCTAAATCAACAACTTGAAACAACTGAAAATACTAAAATGCAATATACGGGTTCAGATTTTAAAATGACCTCACAAGCTAATCACATGGCTAAATTAAAAGTCTTAATAAATGATAAGGAAAGAGATTGTTTATATTTGCAGAGATTATATAAGAGAAGAAAAGTTGCGGAAGACGGTAGTATTAGATCTACTATCTCGGATATCGTTTCTAAGCCTAGTTATGGAGTGGAACCCGCAAACTGCAATAATTTAAGTTTTCTTTCTTTTGTTAATCAAAGGTAAGGAGGTCTAAAATGACAGTTAAATATGATTTAGACTTTCCTAAGGAAGTTATTGTTAATGAATTTAACAGAATAATGAATAGAATTTTTAGGCTTCTTCCAGAGAGAGAAGAGAATGGACAATGGGAAGTTCAACTCCAAAATATTATAGTTGATATTGTCGGAATGAGAGAAATGCTCCCAAAAGATGGTTCATTATTTCTTCTTATGTGTAAGTTAGAAGCATTGAAAACTCCTTTTGTTGAAGATGAACAAGAAGATTTCAGAATTTATAGAAAGATAATTTTTGAATGTCTTGAGTTATGTTCAAAAGAAAGGGCAAAAATAAAGGAAGGAGAGGAGTAGAATGAATGGCTTAGATGCAATGAAGGTTAGAGCAAACTATTTAGGATACGATTCTGCGGACACCAGACTTGTATCTGGAAAGCTACGCAGTTTTCATTCGGCTCTAAAAAATTCCTATCAGGCGGAATGGATCACCTTAAACAAGGGTACCGAGAAAGAAGCTCGATGGAGATGCTTAATCAACCCTTCCCGCTTAACAGAACAATTTGATAAGAAAGTTCTCTCAATAGATTACGAGTCTGGTATTAAGGAAGGTGATGTTTTCTATTGGGATAGAACAGGTAGATATTGGATGGTAAGTCTTCAACAGCATACTGAGGAGGCTTATTTTAGAGGTTCTATTGCTAGAGCAGACTATGAACTTGATGTTAATGGTAGAAAGTATCATGCTTTTATCAATATGCCGGATGTTTCCACAACAGAGTGGAAGGTTAAACATAATATTGCTTGGAATAACTTAAATTATAAGTTAGCAATATCTGTTAAAAAAGATAGTGTAACTATGGAGCATTTTACAAGACATAGAATTATTAAGATTAAAAACTCTTATCCTGAAGTAGATGCGGAAGGTAATGAGACCGGAGTAGAGATAGAAGAAGAACATCGTTGGAAGGTTGTTGCTACTGATAAATTCGACCAAGAGAGAATTATTACAGTATATCTTGAAGAATACTATGATAATGAGATGGAAGATAAAATGCAACAAATTAAAGAAGATGTAGTTGATGAAGAAACATTAGAACCATATATTGAAGGAAATAATATTTGTTATCCTTATGATACTGGACTTACTTATTCTATTGTTAATAGTTCAGAAGGAAGTTTTTCCGTTGACTCTAATAAAGTGAAGATTTTATCTGCTGATGATAAAATTTGTAAGTTAGAAATATTAGGCGGAAAGGCTTTTGTATTTAATTTAATATACACAGTGAATGAGACTACAATTAAGAAAGAAATTCATGTAGAACCATTCTAGAGAGAAAGGAGTTTTAAGTATGCCAAGAGCATCTAAAATAAATGGATTTGTAGGAAAATTCGAGTCTTCCTTTTTATCTTGCAGTAAGGATGCGGAAATCATTTTTAGGAAACTTTTAGTTGATTCCCGCCCTTACAGCGACCAATTAAAAAGGTTGCTCGTTATAAATACGCCCGATTGTTTGAGAGACCAAACTAACCAAGAGTACATAAATAAGATAAATTCATTATCTTTTAGAGATATGGTACAAAAAGGTTATTTTACTCAAATACCTAAAATGGCTAACGGAGAAAATGAAGAAATTAAATCAAGAATACTTCTTACTTTTGATAATTTCGTTCCGAATAGAACTAATCCGCATTTTAGGGATTGTATAGTTGAATTTGATATTATTTGTCATACTGACTGTTGGGATATTGGAAATTATGAAATAAGACCTTTTGCTATTATGGGATATATTGATGGTATTTTAAATAATAGTAAATTGACAGGAATTGGCACATTAAACTTTTTAAGTGCTAAAGAGTTGGTTCTTAATGAAGAGTTTTCTGGCTATTGTATGTTTTACCAAGCCGTTCATGGTTCTGATGACCTGATACCAGGTGGTGAGTAATATTGGATGCTTTAGGGTTAATAGAGAATACTAGCGTATATTATTCAAAATTCGATGTCCCTTTTAAAGAGGCTCATGTTAATATTCACATTCCTACTGGGAATGAAGTTGCGTTGCTCGGAGATGATACCTTTCTTTCTGGATATAAGCTTTTGCTTTTTTCAAAAGATAATCTATCAGAGCAGGACAAACTAGGTTTATTTAATGAATCGAATTTTGATATATTTATGCAGGTAATAAATAGTTCTGAAGGAATTGAGAACAAAGAAAGCGTTCTAGCAGTTTTAACCTTATTCTTTCCTCAATATAAGATTGAAATAGGAACGCAGAAAATACTTCTTCAATTAGAAGACTTCTCGTCAAGTATTAACCAAATGAACTTCGATGCTTTTCAAGAGACTATTCGACCTATCTTTACTTTTAGAGAGCGTGACCGAAGCGAGTTTAAACCCGCGGATGGCGCCGCACAAAAGATTGCAAATAAATTAAAAGCTAGGAACGAAAAGTTAGCAAAAATGAAAGGCGGAAACAATGGAGATATTGGAGAAACATTTTCTATTCTAGAGAAATATGTATCGACATTGTCTGTTGGATTAGGTATTCCTTTCGCACAACTTATGGAATGCAAGATAACCCAGATTCAAAGAATGTATCATATCTTTAGAAAGAAAGTAAGTTTTGATTTTTATGTTTCTGCTAGATTAGCAGGAGCACAAGACATGGAAGAAGTAGAAAATTGGATGTAAAAATCCGAAAATTTTAGAAGGAGGAAAACGCTAATGAAATTTGGTGTTCGCGAAATAGTCGATGTTGTATTCAAGGCAACATCAGAAGGACAGAAAGTTGGTAAAAAGGTATTCAAGAAATATCAGCCAGTTTTCATGATCGACACTGCTACAACTTCTAGTTTGGAGCAGGCTAGTACAACTGTTTATGCCCAGGGTGGTAAAGGTAACAGCCGTCTTATCGCTTGGGAAGGTGAGAAGACAATGACCTTTACCGTAACTGACGCTCTTATGAGTCCAATGGGTCTTGCAGTTCTTACCGGTGCTGGACTTATCAATCCTGGTAAGGATGGCGCTACTTGTACACAGTTCCACGCAACTGTAAACAAGGCACTTGACGCAGATGGCAAGGCTATCGTTAGCTTGGCAGACCTTCAGGAAGAGACCGGTTTAACAACCGCTACTAAGTTCTCTGTTGCATCTGCTACTGTTGCTGACATCTTTGCTACTGAGCTTGATGGTTCTGGTGCAGGTATTGATTGGGTTTCTGGTGTAACTGTTGCTCCTACCGGTTCTGGTGAGGCTGACGCTAATGGTTATATCACTGTTGACGCAGAGAATACTGCTACATTTACTGTAACTGGCAAGGCTAATACAACTGTTCAGTTAGATTTCTATCTTGGAATGAACAACGCTATTACTGAGGTTACTATCGCACCTGAGGACTTCGGTGGATACTTCTATGTTGAGGCTGCTACTCTCTATCGTAGAGAAGATACTGGTCTTGATATGGCTGCTGAAATCATCCTTCCAAAGGTTAAGGTTCAGTCTAACTTCACATTCACAATGGCAGCATCTGGTGATCCATCTACTTTCGATTTCACAATGGATGCTTTCCCTGGATACACTCGTTTCAACAAGACTAAGAAGGTAATGTGTACAATGCAGATTCTTGGTACTGATGACAAGGCAGCAGATGAGGATAACGGAGCACTTGTTTGCCCAGTTGCTAATCCTACCCCTGCTTTTCCCGGTTAATGCCCCACATAACGGGGGCTCCCAAGGCTCTAACACACCAAGTACACCGACCTTGAGTCAGTTTAACTTGAATGCAGAGAAGGTTGCAGTAACTAATATCACTGGTGAGTCTGCAAAGGCTAATCAGACTGCGGCAACTGTAACTAAAGAAGGTAATGTAATTACCATTTCCGCAGACAAAGAAGCGCTTACCGCATATGAGACAGAAGATGGAACTAAAAAATGGGTTGGTATTTTAATCAGCACAGGTTTTAGTGATATTACAGACATCTCTATTGATGGAGTTGCTTTAACTAATGACGATGTTCTTGAAGCTTCTGCTATTGGCGGAGGTGAGGGAGATTTCGTAATCTATGTTGATATAGATGATACTCCTAAGACATTAGTTCTTTCTGCTGATGGGTATGAGGACATTACACTTACTATTAACTTTGAAACAGTTTAAAACTAAGAGGGTAGTCTTTTTAGACTACCCTCTTTTTCTGTTTATATGGAGGTGTGGCAGATGGCAAAAACATCAATACCAGATAATGTTTTTGGGAAAATTCATAAAGAATTAAAAGAAAGTATTAAGGGTAAAAAAGAACTTATTGAAGATATCAATGCAGTAAGATCTGCTGCAGCGAATTTTTATGATACTGGTCAAAAAATACTTGCACTTAATGAAGCCTATAAAACCCATAGGACAGCGGTGAAAAATAGAATACGACAATTAAATATTCCTAAAAAAGACCAACAATCTTTTAAAGATGCTCATAAAGTATCAATCGGAGAAAGATATGTAGAATTTAAACAACAAGAAGACCTTGATATGCAGCAAGATGTATTACAACAATCTTTTGAAACAAAAGATATTGAAAACTTTTTTAGAGCACAACTTACTTATATAGATGCAATTCAAAATCTTATGGGACAAAGAATGGTTTTTACTTTTGTAGATGAAGATGGGACAATTTATGAAGAAACAATAAAAGATATTTTAAAAGAAGAAAAAATAAGTAATGTTTTTGATTATAAATTTGACTCTGATTATAAACTTAAATTAAGTTTTAATACAAAAGCAACAAAAGATAAAGGTATTAAAAAGAAATTATCTTCTGATATAAGACAAGAAGCTTTAAAACAAGTTTATGAATTTGTACTTCAAAGAGGTAGATATTCTAAAGAGAAGATGCAAGAAAAATCTAAACGAAATGAAGAATTAGCAAGAGGCTGTTCTATATCAGGAGACTATTTTAAGTATGGTGGTAGTAAAGAGCTTATTCTTTGGAAGCCTGGGTCGAAATGGAAGAGGGCTTTTGTAGTAACTGAAGGAGATATTGCAGAAGCCTATAATGGATATGCATATGCTCTTTCGTCTGGAAATTTAGATGATGAATTCTTTCGAGGTACTATTGAAGATAGAATAAATGCTTTTATGACAGGCGGAAAATATGCAGATGGAGAGATATGGTCAGGAATAAGTGGCGTTTTTGGGGTAGATAACCAAAGAGGAACCTATAAAGGAGATTTTTCTGATGAAGAAAATAATATAGAATATGCAGCAAAAACAATAGGAGCTTCTTTCCAAGGATATTTAAAAGACCTTAAAGTTGCTGAAAAAATTAAGGATTTAGATAATTTAAGTTTATTAGAGGTGTTGGCAAAAGATTTTGCATCTGCGTCTAAACCCGCTACTCGTAATAAACTTGCAGATAAAGTAGATAAAGAGGCTAAAGCCAGGTTTAATGGAGTTACTGTTGCTGGACAGCGAATAAATATTTTAGAGCAACAAAAAGCGATGATAAAAATTCCAGACTTAAAAGTAATGTAACCAGTTGACAAAATAAAAAATTTTTGTTATAATAAATATATAAAATATAAATAAAGGAGACGAAAGAGAAATGGCAAAAGTTCCATATGGTAAGCTTAACTTAAAAAAGGTCGTAAAAGACCCAGTAACTATAAAAGTAAATGATATTGATGTTGAGGTTAAACAATATCTTCCTATTCAGGATAAAACTAACCTTGTAACAAATGTTCTTGCACAGGCAGTATTACTCAACAGAGATGAGAATGGAAATATTAGAGGATATAAAAATCCTATCCTTGAGGATATTCTTTTCTCTTTAGAGATGATATTTGCTTACACTAATATCAGTTTTACTGAAAAGCAGAAAGAGGATATTGGTAAGTTATATGACCTTTTAGAGACTAATGGTGTGATTGTAGATGTATTTAGTGCAATCCCAGAAGAAGAGTTCAAGTTTATCTTCAAAATGGTTTCAGAGTCTTTAGAAGCTTATTATACTTATAAAACTTCGTTGATTGGAGTTATGGAGAGCGTTGTTAGAGATTATGCGGGACTCGATTTAGATGCTCAAAAAATTCAGAAGGAACTCGCTGATCCTAACAATATGGAGCTTCTAAAGAATGTCTTAACTAAGTTGGGCTAATTAAATTAAAATTAACATTCTCTTTTTCAAATAGATTAAGGGAAGTGTGAAATGGTATAGGGTTAAAGTGTTTAAATACCTAAACACTTTAACCCTTGTTTTTTATTATAGAGAAAAAGGAGTTGAATTAAATTTTATGGCTAAGAGATTAAATTCGGACATACAGGTTGGAATGTCGTTCGTAGCGGATACATCGTCCGCACAGAAAGCGATACAACAATTAAATAGTCAAATTGACTCTTTGTTGACAAAACATTCTAATCCATCTAATGCTGATTTTACCAGAGGACTAACAGAAGAAGCCAGAACGGCTCAAACAGAGTTGGCAAAATTAAAAGTTAGTCTTGAAGGTGCCGTAAACGCCAATACTGGAAAATTAGATTTGTCTCAATTTCATCAGAGCTTAAAAGCAACTGGAACTAACCTAGATACTCTTAAAACTAATTTTAGTAAATTAGGACTTGCGGGAGATAAGGCATTTGCAAATTTGACTAAGAGTATTGTTTCTGCGGAAACCCCGATTAAGAAGACTAACGGTTTGCTTAATGAATTTGCAACTACTTTAAAGAATACTGCTAGATGGCAGATTTCTTCTAGTATCTTGCACGGGTTCATGGGTTCAATTCAGCATGCTTACTATTATGCTCAAGATTTGAATGAGTCTTTAAATAATATTCGTATAGTTACTTCTAATAGTACAGACGAGATGGCTAGGTTTGCGAAGCAGGCAAACGAGGCTGCAAAGTCTTTAAGCACGACTACAACACAGTACACGGACGCCGCACTTATTTACTATCAACAGGGTTTGAATGATAAACAGGTGAAAGAGCGTACTGATGTAACAATGAAGATGGCGAATGTAGCTGGAGAAAGTGCGCAGACAGTATCTGACCAGATGACTGCGGTATGGAACAACTTTGATGATGGTTCACAAAGTTTGGAACATTATGCAGATGTACTTACTGCTCTTGGTGCGGCAACCGCTTCAAGTACCTCCGAAATCACCGAGGGTCTTGAGAAATTCGCGGCTACCGCAAATACAGTTGGACTTTCATATGAGTATGCTACATCAGCTTTAGCTACTGTTACTGCGACAACTCGTCAGAGTGCTGATGTTGTTGGTACTTCTTTTAAGACTTTGTTTGCTCGTATTCAAGGTTTACAATTAGGAAATACCTTAGATGATGGTACGGACTTAAATAAATATTCTAAGGCTTTGGCTAGTGTTGGAATTAGCATCAAAGAAGAGAATGGTGAAATGAAGAAGATGGATACCATTCTTGATGAAATGGGTGCTAAATGGGGAACTTTGGCAAAAGACCAACAAGTTGCTTTAGCAGAAACAGTTGCAGGTGTTAGACAGTACACGCAGATGATTGCGTTAATGGATCATTGGGATTTTTTTAAAGAAAATCTCGAGACTGCTAATAACTCTACTGGTACTTTACAAGAGCAAGCAGATATTTATGCTGAGAGTTGGGAAGCTGCAAGCAAGAGAGTGAAGGCAGCCGCAGAGACCATTTATTCTGATTTATTGAATGATGATTTCTTTATCTCGCTCACAGATGGACTTGCTAAAGTTCTAGAGGGTGTAGATGGACTTATTAAAGGTCTTGGTGGAGTACCTGGTATTCTTGGAATAATTGGAACTGTTTCAACGAGGGTATTTAAGACCCAAATTGCAAGTGGAATAAAAGGTTTTACAGAAAGCATTTCCGGAATGTTTGGAGGAAAAGAAAAAGAGATGATGGCTTTCAAAGAGAAAGCAAATACTCTTTTAACTCAAAGCGTTGGTAAGGATATGCAGAGTGAAACTGGAAAAGATGCCGTTGTAGGTGCTTATGAAGCGCAGATGGCTGTCCAAGACACTATTTTAAAGAAAACACAAAACTATTCTGAAGAACAAAAAAGAGTTGTTGAAATTTTACAACAACAGCATCAATTAGCTGTTGATATTGCAATTGAGACCGGTGAAGCTGCGGAGGCCGCTGAGAAAGAGGCAAAAGCAGCAGAAAGAAGAGCTAAAAGAAAAGATGCAACCTTTGATGAACGCCAATTAGCTAATGCAAGAGCACTGGGCGAGATGAAAGATCTCAATGAAGCTCAATGGGCAAGTTCTACTGGATATACAGAAAAAGGTAAGGCTAAAGATTTAGCAAGAGTATCAAGCCTTGAAGGACTTTCAAATAATATTTCAGATAAAGTAATCAAGGAAGAGTATTCAAAGGCTTTAAAAAATCTTAGAGAAGCTATTGAGAATGAACAAGATGTTGAAGGCGCAATAAATGATTTTTATAATGCCGCGAATGATGCTACTGATAATATAAAACAAGATTTAGTAAAGACAATTGGAGAATCAGAAGAGGCTCAACAGGCTTTGGAAACTGCAATAAATGCAGGAGAGAAAAATTCTGCTGCAAAACGAACTAAGGGCGATGTAGATGATAGCACAGAAGAAACTCAAAAACAAATAGAGGGATTACAAAGTAAGACAGGTTCTTTTGCAGATAATCTTTCAAACGGTATTAGTGGTGTTGTTGGTCTTTCAAGCGTTTTAATTACTCTTAATGAAACTATTAAAACACTTGGAGACGATACTGCGTCTACAGGAGAGAAAGTCCAAGCTACAGTTTTTGGTTTTGGTTCAGCAGGAATGGAACTTGCATCGATGGCTCCAGAGTTTACTGAACTAGGAACTTCTTTGCAAGGTCTTGATGGTGCCGCAGGTGGTCTAGTTGGAAAAATCGGAAAACTAGCATCAGGAGTAACTCCGCTCGTAGCCGGTATTGGTGCGGTGGCAGCAGCATTAGGAGTCGCAGGTCTTTTAACTGTGATTGGATTAGTTATAAAAGACACAATTCATCTTCAACACACTGCAGAAGGTGCTTTAGAAAAGGCTCAAGCGAAAACAAAAGGATTGGAAGAAGAACTTAGTCGAGCAGAAGACAAGGCGAATTCTTTACGAAGTGCTTTTGATAATTATCAATCTGTAACTGCACAATTAGACCAATGTAAAAAGGGAACTGAAGAATGGGAAAAAGCAGTCATGAATGTAAATTCGGCTGTTTTAGAATTGATGGGTAATGCAAATCTTCTTTCAACAGAAGGTCTTTTTACTACTGATGAAGATGGAAATTTTGTAGTAGATGAAAAGAAGTTTGAAGAGGCTGTTAATAAAGCAGACCAACAAAAAATGAATACTCAATTAGCTCTTGGTTCTGCAAAGAATGAAGAACAAAGAGCAGGTGTTGCAGTTGATTTAAAGAATCTTGCCGGTGGAGAAGAATTTACTCGTCAAAAAGATACCCCTAATGGTGTAGAATATCGGGATATAAACTTATATGACATGGCAAGTCAACTTGCTAATGGAATGTCTTTAACTCAAGATAATGTTGAAGATTTACAATGGTTAGCAGGGGAACTTGGAAAATCTTTTGAAGAGCTTAGTGCAGGTGTTACTGCTGCGTCTGAGAAAATAAAGAGTGCTGATATTAGTGATGAAAATGTTGCGAAAGGTTTTATAGCAAACAATGTAAAAGGAACGAAATATGAGAATGATGAAGGAAAACAAAAAGAACTTCAAGCATCTTATTCTCAAGCTATTCAAAAGGAAGTATCTGCCCTTGAAGAGAAATATGATAAAACAGATTTCGGTGGTGGCGGTAGAGAAAAAGAACTTTTACAAAAATATAATGCAGCGACTGGAAATAACTATAAAGATTTAGAGATTGATGGATGGCATGATGGAAAAAGAACTGTTACAATGACAGATCAAAATGGTGAAAAGGTTGTTGTAGATGAAAATCTTCAATCTATCCTTAGCACTATTGCGACAAATACAGAAAGCCTTCAAAGTATAGATGATTTTATTAAAGAAACAGATGCCACAACAGAAAAGTTAAAAGAAGGTCAAGACGAACAAACAGCTAAAAACTTAGATGGTCTTGGACAAGCAGTAAAAACTGGTAGCATGGATAGCTTATCAGTTGACACTATGAAAAAACTAAGTGATGGCATAGATTTATCCAATACGGATTCTGCAATGGCGCATATTGGAGATAAGGTTGCAGAGGTTTTTGGGAAATCAGAAAATGAGCTTGCAGAAGAATATGGCATGGAGCTTGAAGACTTTAAAAAGATGTTAGTTGATTCCTTACGAGAAGGTATGGGAGAAGTTAAATCAGCAGGTCTTGATAAGAAAGGTGCCTTAAATGGACTAGATACTTCTATGAGAAGCGAAGGCCTTGTAAAAAGTGAAAATGCGGCTCTTGATAATGCACTTACCGCCTCTGGAGAGAAGGCTAAAAAAGCCTTAACCGCAGTATTCGCAGGAGTACCAGTAGAAATTCAAGAAAAAATGAAGGATTTTGATTGGTCTAGCGTATCTGACTTAGAAAGTGTTGAAGAAGCTTTTAAAGCAGTTGGATACACTGTTGGACCTGGTAGCTCCGTTGAGAAGAATTTACAAGCATATATCGAGCTTATGAATCAGCAAGCTGAAGCTGTTGATGCTGCAAGCATTGACGATAAGAGAAAAGAAGCACGCGCTGATGAAAAGGCTATCGAAGAGGTCAAGGCAAATGGTTCTATATCTGCTGACTCTTTTGGTGCTTTAAGTGATGATTTACAAGAATTCTTTACAGAGGCGGAAGATGGTACTTACAAACTTACCGCATCGACAGATGAATGGTCTGCCGCAGTCGAGAGGTCTCAACAAGCATATAAAAATGCCATAGAAGGTAGTCAAAAAGTCATTGATGATATAGAAGCATTTAGACAAAGTGGAGGAAATACTTCAAAAGACCTTACAGTTGATGCTACTACAATGGAGGGTAAAGGGCAACAACAAGCACAATTAAAATCTCAAATAGACGCTATTAAAATGCTTGCTCCGGAAGTTAGCGACGATAAGATAGCAGAACTTAGAGAAAGAGCTAAAAGCAAGTCTGAAGAAGAAGTTGAGGCGGTTTCCGCAGAAATTCTTGAAATACTAAAAGGAAAATTAGGAGAAGGAAAAACTCTTAATGACGCGGAAGAGGCTGCAAAGCAAGCTGCAGTGGATAATGGCTCAAAAGACGCTTTTCTTGCCAAGGATGCTTCTGAACTTGATGAAAAATATAAAAATAATGAAATAAATGAAGAGTCTTATAATAACGCTCTTAATTCAATGAACAACACTACTGATACAGATTTAGACTCTGAAAAAGTTAAAGAGTATGGAGAGGCTCTTTCAGATGCCGCAAAAGACAGTGAGATATTTGATGAAGACCTTCAGACGAATAAGGAATCCGCAGAAGATGTAGCAGAGTCATTGATGAGATATGATGATGCTGTAAAAGATGTTTCTGAAAGTTATGATAGTTGGAAAACGGCTATTGATAATATAGACGAGACTGGTGGAATATTAGACCCAGATACTGTTAATGGTTTGACAGATGCTTATGGGGATATGTTCGATATGGATGCTAGTCAGTTATCTGACGGTTTCTTAAAGAGCGCAGAAAACTTAGACCTTCTCAAGCAAGCTGCTGAAGGTAGTGAAGAAGCATATAATCAACTTCAATCAAACATTCAAGATGATATTCTTCAAGTTCAACTTGGATTAAATGGTGACGATTTAGCGGATATAGAGAATGATATAAATAGTTTCGTTAATGATACAGAGTTCCAGAAAATGAAAATTGGTGCAGATATTGAAGATGGACCTTTAATGGATAAGTTGAATGACATCATTAACGCTTCTGGTATGACTGCCGCACAAGCACAAGAACTTTTATCTACCATGGGTATAGACGCAGAACTTGAACAGGTAACTAAAGATGAGCCACAAGAGATTCCTGCTCCTACTGTTACTCCTGTACCAGGTGCTCCTTCCGACCTTGGAGATAAACAAGTTCGAGGATATTCGACACAGGTAGATACAAAGACTGTTCCTATGAACGGTAAAAAGACTGCGACCGCCTTGAAGATTAAAACTGCAAAGAAGACTTCTGGTGGTAATATCAAAACCAGCCGTGTAAATAAAGGCGGCGGTGGCGGAGGAGGTGGCGGTGGAAAGAAAGGTGGCGGAGGCGGTTCTGCTCCTTCTACCGTAAAGAAAACTAAAACCGAAATAGATAGATATTGGGATATTAACAATGCTATTTCAAAGACCTCTCACGAGATGGAAAAACTTGCCAAGGCAAAAGAAAAAATGTCTGGCACGGAATTGATAGATGCCTTAACTAAAGAGAATAAACTTCTTGAACAACAGAAGAAGAATTATCAAGCATTATTAAAAGAACAACAAAAAGAATTAAGCGAAGTAATTGGTAAGATAAAGAAAAAAGGCGGAAGTTTTTCAGGTAATAAATTAAAGAATTATAAATCTTTAATGAAAAAGGCAGGTCAAAAACTTCACAAAAAAGAAAATGCCTATAACAAATGGACAAAGACTAAAGAAGCTAAAGGAAAAAAAGGAAAAGCAAAAAATAAAAAGAAGTTAAATGGTGTAAAGAAGGCTCAAGAAGCATACGCAGAACTTGAAAAACTTGTTAGTAGATACCAACAACTTCAATATGATGCTATTGAAGAAACTAAAGCCAAGATGGAAGAACTTTTAGTTCAAGAGATTGAGAACAACTTTGAAAAGTTTGAAATCAGAATCAAAGTTAAGGCTGATATGCAAGATCTTAAGAAAGACTTGAATGACATTCAAACATTATTCAAAACTGATTTCACGAAGGCCGCAGATGATGCTGCTAACTGGGCGACTAAGATGAATGGTGCCGTTAAGAACTTCTCTACTCTGTTCAGCGGAAAGACAATGGAACAGAATAGAAAAAAGGCTCAAGACAAATTAGACAAGTATAATGCTAAGGCAAGGGCGGATCAGATACTTGCCGCGCAGCACGAAGATAATAAGAAGGCTTTACAGACAAAGGCAGATAAAGATTATGAGAGTGCAAAGAAATCTAAAGCAAAGAGGTTAGTTAAGGGATTAAGTAAGAAACAAAGAAAGAAACTTTATAAAAAGTTTGGTGGAAAGAAAAATCTTAATAAAAAGATAGACGAAGGCGATAAGAAGGCAATAAACGCCGCTTTTAAGGCTGACTTTGACAAGAAAGAGAATGCTAGAATAAAGAAGCTTAAAAAGAAAGACCTTAAGAAACTTAAAAAAGTAAAGGGCAAATCAGCAAAAGCAAAACTTAAGAAAAAGACTTATAAGAAGAAGAAGTTTAAAGATACAGATAACACCTCTTGGGCAAAGAAGAAGAAAAAGAAAATAAATAAAAAGTTAAATAAAGACATCGCCGCAGATAAGAAAAAATTAGGAGTTAAGGGATTAAAAGTAAAAGAAGTAACTGATCCTCTTGGTAAGCTTGTACAAAACTTTGGTTCAAATTCTGCTCTTACTTCTCTTTATGACCAATTCACAAAACTTAATGCTGAAAAAGACCATTTTATGAATGGTGGAAAGAAGGATAAAACTTTCATTTCTACTTCACTTTCTGATGCTACTGAGAAATTAAAAGAGAACGGAAAGCAAATTCTTGATGAACTTCAGCAAGTCTATAACCAAGCAAAAGAGACTTGGGACACTTATTTACAAGGTGTAGAAGGAGTTATCGCAGAGCAAGATAAGATAAGAAGTCAGTTAGATGATTTATATAGCTCTTTAGAGAACCGAGGTAGTATTGCAGAACTCTTATGGGATACTAATAGTAGTGCTTATCTGAATAAGAATGAAGGCTTAATAAAACAGCAGATGCAGATTAAGGCGAAAGAAGTGCAAGACCTTAATGTTGCGAATAAATATTATCAAGATCAAATGTGGAAAATTCTTCATGAAAGTGGCGGAACCATATATGACGAAGACTACTTAAAATATCAAGAAAAAGTAAGAGCAAATAAAAAACAAATTGAAAGTGATACCATAGAAAGAATAAAACTTGAACAATCACTTCAACAAAATTCTATCAATAAAGCACTTAATAATTTAGATAATAGCATTTGGGGAAAGAGTTTTGAGGAAGTTAAGCAAGATTGGGAAGAGACACTTGCTTTCCAAGATAAATATCTTTCTAAGGCTCAAGCAACTTATAAGATTCAATCTCTTTCTAATACTATTCAAAAAGATATTGATAATACAAAAGACTTAAAGATACAACAGAAGTTAAATGATTTTAGAGAAGAAGAGATAGCACATTTAAGAGAGAAGAATAAATTAGAAGGTGATAATAGGGCACTTACTCAAGATGATGTTGATTTGGCTCAAGCTCGATATGACATCTTATTAAAAGAAATAGCATTAGAAAATGCTAGAAATAATAAGAACAGTATGAAGGTCGTCCGCAATCAAGAAGGTAATTGGAGTTATCAATATGTCGCTGATAATGGTGATGTTGAAGATAAACAACAACAATTATTAGACTCTTGGGCAGCATATAACGAGAAAGCTGATGAAGCTTACAAGAATGCTACGCAATTAGCTATGGACGAGTATCAAACACATAGAGATAAATTAGCAAAGATGGCTCAAGACAGAAAATACTATAATGAGCAAGGACTTTTTGAAACAACAAAATTTAATGATGACATGAAAGCTGAAAATGATAAATATATGGCTCATATCAAAACTGCTTTTGAGAATTCTGCATCACATCAAAAAGAAGTTACTTATTCTACTGTTGGTACTCTTGCAGAGGCTTATAAATTAGATGAACAAAATGTAATGAGTTATACTGCAAAAGAAGAGCAGGCTGTTGAAAGCTTTGGAAACGCTGGTGTATCTGCTTATGGCGGAATTAAGAAAGAATTAACTAGAGTCTTTGGTGAAGGCGGAGAAGGTGAAACAGCAATAAACGACTTTAATAAAGACACAATCCCTTCTTTGGCAACAACTGCTTCTGCTGCTGCAATAGAAGCTGGAAAGAAATGGGGAACACCAGAAGATACATCAAAGAGTAAAACTTTTTGTGGTTATTTCAAGGCAGCAATGGAAGCTTGTCAAGCATCTGCTGAAACCTATTTTAAAGGTGGAAAAGATACTCAAGGTATTACAGGAATTCTTGATGACGCTAAAAAGAGTGCGGGTGATCTTACTACAGGAATAACGAATCTTAATACAGAGATAAATAAAATTGACAACACGAAACTTAATGAGTTTAAAAAAGGTCTTGACGATGCGAGAGAAAGTGCTCATAATGCCAAATCTGCAATTGGTGAGATTGCTGGTGTAATAGATAGCGTTGCAGAAGAACTCAAAAAAGTTGCTGAAGAAGTTAAGGCTGTTGGAGATGCTACAAAAAAGAAACCAAAGAAGTATTCAAAGAAATGGTATAAAAGTGAAATAAAAACTTATAAAGGATTTAAAAATGCAAAAACAAATGAAGCCAAGGTAGATTATTTAAAAGGATTATATAAAGACAAGAAAAATGATAAAAAATATCAAGGATGGTTAAAAGAAAAAGAGAAATTAAAGGGTAAAATGAACAAAACCAAAAAAGAGAAAAATAGACTTAAAGAATTAAAGAAGAAGATTAAGCATAGAAAGAACTACCTTAAAGCAATTGACGAGTTAAAGAAAAAATATGCAGGAAAAATAGAAGGTGCTTCAAAAGCTGGTCTAGACGGTGGAACGGATAATCAAAGTGATAGTCAAACCACAAATGACGATTTAGATATTGATACCGATACAAATACTGATGATGATGAGACTCAAACCGGAACTGATGCTGAAACTATTCAAGATGGAGTTGCTGCTGGTTTATCTTCTGTCTTACCTAATGACTTTGCACAGAAGGTAATAGAGAATACCGCGGAAGCTATTCAGCAACAACAATCCTTACTTGATAAGACTGATGAAAACACTCCTAAGATTGCAGAGAATACTGCAAATCTTGCAAATGTGACATCAGAAGTCAAAGGTACCATCAATGACATTCAGAGGTCAATAGCGGAAGACATTAAATCTACTTTATCAGATATTCTTACTTCTGAAAAAGATTTTATTAGTAAATTTGATTTAATGAGTAAAAACTTAGAAAACAAAGAGTTTAATAATATTTACAACATAAATGCAGACTTCCCTAATGCAAAAGATGTAGATACAATTAAACAAGCAATTTTAAGTTTACCAAACTTAGTAAGCCAAAAAAACAATAGTAAAACCAAGAAGAAAAAGTAGGATAATTAGCCTAGCCAAGAGATTGGCTAGGCTTTTTATTTTGGTCTATTTTATTCAATTTTTGATTTAAAATTTCTATATTATATATAGATGAATATTGTTATTCTAAAACGAGATAAAGGAGGTTTTTATGGAAGAAGATACTCAACTCTTATCCGAGAGCTTACTCTCTGCCCTAGATAAAATGGCGGAGCAGGCGAGAAGAGACGCAACCGGCTCTTTAATGCTCGAAGGTGAGATTGTCGATATAATAGATGCGGGTAGGAGAGTTTATTCTGTTTCGTATATGGGAAATACTTTTACCGCCTATGGAACGAATGAGACGCAGTATAATGTCGGAGATATTATATATTTCTTAGTTCCAGACGGGGATATGAACAAGGTAAAAGCTATTATCGGATTAGCTGACCCAGAGAATGCTACTACCTCGGTTACTTCTACACCACCGCCCGCAGAAAAGATAATTGGTAATAACTTATTTTCTTCTGTTCCTGAAATTGAATTATCTACTTATAAAGATGAAGAACAAGACATTAGTTCTTATTTAGATGAACAAGGTACTTTTAATTTTCTTTTTGATAGTTATTTAAAAGATGAACATAAAAATTTCAATTTCTCTTTTGATGTAAGAACGGATATCGCAAAAGAGCAACAGGTAGCGGGAGAATACGGTCTTCGATTTTCTTTTCCAGTAATAAATAGTGATAATCTTGAAGATTGGTATGATGTAGAAATTTTAACAAAGGATATGCAGGGTTCTGTTTATTCTTTTGAGGTTTATCAAAGACAAACCATTGCTTTTGATTTTCCTGCTGGATACACTTTTGATAATTCAACAAGACAAATTAAAGGTGTTGCTTTTGTTAAAGACTTCTCGCAAGATGAAACAAAAGCAGATATTAAAGATATATTTATAAAGAATATTTCTTTGTTCCCTATAAAGAGATATAATCCAGATGATAATGATGGACTTAAAGTAGAGATTAAGGCGGAAGATGGTCCTTACTTCTTAAACTCCACTTTCAATTCTACAAAGACTTTAACTCCGATATTAAAAATAAATGGATTAGAAACTTCTACAAGTGG